TGCGATTTTTGACTTGTAACCGCTTTGCGATTTTTGACTTGTAACCGCTTTGCGATTTTTGACTTGTAACCGCTTTGCGAGAATAGAAACTGAACTCTCAAAATTTTTCTGGATATTTGGATGAGTACCAGAATATATAAGGGGGCCCGGTGCCGCACAGCCAGGGGCCTAAACCGCCAGTATGTAAATTTTTACAACCGTTAACAAATATGCCTCCGTGCCTCGTCTCCTCTCGCGTGCTTTATCGTGTTCGAATTGACTGGATATATAGATATATGCCTGACAGGCTGATATGTGGTCTGAGCGCGTCTATGGATGCGAGGCATTGTGCCTGAGTGCTAGGTGCCACAATGCTCTCTGCCTGAAAACCGGCTTAGTGCCAGTTTGGTAGAGAGCAACAAAGTTTAACAAACATTTAACACAATATAACATAGCAAAAGTGCCATACCTGAAGAATTTTTATATGGTACTAGCTACCTGTTGCCAACCCATTAAAAAGTGTTAAAACAACCAGGCAGTTAACACAAATTTAACATGAAAATTTTCCTATGTAAAAAGTTTAGCACCCATGCAATTTACCTGAAATTTTTTATCCAGAATTTTTCTAGTTCGGAAATTATTTGTATATTTGCATATCGGAAATAACGAACGATACAACTCGAAGTTACAAACAAAATTTAACACAAAAAGTCGCTCAAAGTTTTTCCGGTTCAAATATAATTAGTATATTTGTATAGGTAAAATAAGTAATAACAGTAAAACATTACAGCAATGAAAGTAAACAGAAATTATCGTTTTGTCCTGACAGTTCTGGACAGTGACCAAATCGCAGCGGGAGAAATCCGAATTGACAACTGCGCCGTATCCGGCGAGAGACTGTTTGCCAGCGAATGCCACTACTATGCTGAGAAAAATATTATAGAGTGTATCAAAGACGCCGAAAAACGGGGCACACTCGGTGAATATTACGCTCACACGTACTGTATCTACAAGGAAAATAAACCGAAGAAGGTGGTAACAGAGCGCGAAGAGGACGGCAAGAAAATCACCGAGGAGCAGCTCATCGACGGAGCCGCAATGCTTATCGAGGTAATTACCGTGGACGAAAACGGCATAAATATCCGCTAATGCGGATATTTAGCCCTCTCGGGAGAGCTCCCAACAGGAGGCAGCAGTTCGACTCTGCTGGAGGGCACTAATGTATAACGATAAAACAGTATTGATATGAAAAAGACTTATTACCGGAATGAATATTCCGACAAACAGTGGAAAGCCTTAATTGACAAGGCCGCGGAACTGGGTTGCCAGGTAACTTATGACCGATATGGTGACCGTGCCGAGATTGACAGCACAGACCGAGAGAACGTTGTTCTCCAGAGCACTGGCAAGAGTGTTGATGACTGCGCAACTCGAAGCTTCTGGGCGGAGCATATCCACCAGATGCTACAGGAGAGCACAGACCTTAGAACGTGGAAAGTGCAGCCCAAGAGATACCGCAAAGGCTACTGCCCGACTATCTGCAAGAGCCAGAAGTCAGCGGAGCATGAGCAAGAGCGTCTTGAGAGAACAATAGGCTTTGAATGGACAATAACAGTAATACCGGAATAACAATGTTCAGCAAGAGACTTTATTTAACCAACTTTATACGTAATGATTATGGCACAGAAAGACTTTAGATTTGAGTATATGCTGCTTGGCCGTCTTAGTTGCGATTGTAAGTACTACCTTGGTTATGGTGGCCGTGATGCAAATCATTGCCTTTGGGCTCGCGACGAACAAAAGCAAATCGATAAAATGCGAGAGCTTTACGATTTGCTGCCAATCAAGCCGGAATGGCTTACAAGAGAACAGATTGACGAATATGCTGCAAAAATGGGCGTAAAATAATAACCAACATTTTTTAACTACAGCGGCACAAATTCAATAACAATTCTAAAAATTAAAAGTTATGGTAACAGTAAATTTTATCACGGCAAAATCAGAAACTTTGTTCCTAAGTCCGACGATTGCAGTAGAAAAACAAGCTGAAAAGATAATAGTCAGATTTGCTTTCTGGCATGGAGTTTTCAGTGTTGAAGTTATCAAATCGATTAAAACTGCAAAAGCGTGAAAAAGACAGAAATATTTGTAACAGCCTATCGCCTTCAAGTTGAGGCAACTTTAGAGAACTTGAACAGTATGGAGGACTTCGTAGAAGCCATTTCGGATTGCGCTATCGTATCCAACGAAAAGGGTTATGTGGCTATCATAGTAGCGTCTTCGGATGCCTTAGGTACCACGAAATTGGCAAATATGGCACTTAAATTCTTTGGCAAAGAAGGGTATAATATAAGTACGTTAGGACTCTTGGGGCCGTTTAAGAAATAAAGAATTACAGTTGATATTTTTTAACACATAATCAGATAAAAAATTTCCAAATAATTTTTCTAGTTCGAAAATAGTTTGTATATTTGCATATAGAAAATAACGAAGATATGATGTAAGTCAGATTCTAAAATAACAAAATAACGTTTTAATAACAACTTAAAATTTACAGAATTATGACAACAAAGAAATTTGCTCAGATGACAACCAAGAAGCTGAACGCCCTCATGGCAACAGCAAGTGACGAAGACAAGAAGGCTATCGAGGCTGTACTTGCAGCTCGTGAACAGGCTCAGGCACCTAAGGCTGAAGAAACAGCCGAAGCACCCGCTGAAGCACCTGCAGCAGAGGAAACTCCGCTCACTCCCGAAGAAGAAGCAGCCATCAAAGCGGCTGAAGAGAATGGCGGACTCAATCCGCTTTATAATGGCAGTAAGGCAACTCAGGAAAAGAAGCCGAAAATGACGGACGAAGAGCGTCACACTCTGGCTGAAGAGCTGAAGAAAAACATCAACCACCGCTGTCAGGCAGTTCCTTTCAACACTGCAGAATGGGTTGACGGCTATATTGCCGGAGTGATTGAGGAGAAGCGCAGCAATAAGGTACTTTACGCAATCAAGACTGACGATGGACGCCGCATTGTTAAGGTACATGACAGCAATCTTGTTCGTATCTTTGACGAAGTCGTTGAGGTTGAGAAGAAAGCTTGCGGTAGTCGTAAGGCAAAAGACCCTGCTGCTGAAAAAGTTGAATGGACACCAGAAGCAATTGCTACTGCAGTAAATGAAGTTATCGGTAACGTCGGCAAAGCGGTTAAATTTGAAAAGTATCGCGTGACTGACCCGGAGACTGGCGAAGAGAAAATCGAGTACAACGAAGGCCGTATCGTGGCTATCGTGCCCGACAAGCGCGCTCAGCGACTTCTTTACCGCATTTCAGTTCCTGCTCCAATTGAGGGTAACCCGCTGGCAACCAAAACCATGCATAAGGTTATTACCGCAGACCTCGAAATTGCAGAAGAATTTGACGCTGAAGGCGAAGAGCTCAACAAGAAATACTGCGAGCGTCGTGAGGCCGCTGCTACTCGCACGCCGCTTACTCCTCAAGACCGTTTCGTAAAATGCGAAGAAGCTCTGAAGAAAGCTGAAGAGAAGTTGCAGAAAGCAACTGAAGAGCTGGAAGCTAAAAAGCAGCAGCTTGAGGATGCTCGCAAGGAGCTGGACGAATGGCTCGCAGGCCAGGGTGCTAGTCTTGCCGAGGCTCCAGCAGAAAAGACAGCCGAAGCTCCCGCTGAGGCAACTGAAGAGACTGACCCGCTTGCATAACCACACAGCCGATCAGTCAATGAGGACCGTCTCGCATGAGGCGGTTCTCTCTTTTTATCTATATGCATAATTGCGGCACGGCATTTAAGCTCTGCCGCTTTTATTTTATTGCCATTTCTGCTATATTTGTTAAAAAGTGTAAACATCCAGAAACGTGCCTCTTTCGCGTTCTAGGATACTTTTATATTAAGCCTTATACTTAATACATATAAATGATTTGAACGCGATAGAGGTCATCTATGGAGCTCCTAGATATGAATTTTATATGGCTCAAATCTATTATTTAGGCTTGATGCCGTTATACTTTGGTGCTACATACTGCAATTGTTAACTGCCATAAAATTATTGGTAAAAAGCAGGGCTCAAGAGATGACCTCTATCGCGTTCAAATTTGAGAGATATATAAATTATTATCTTCGAAAAGAAATGACGCGAAAACGCGAAAAAATGATATTCTCGAATGAATTTTAGGGCTTATTACGTCTCCACTTTTATAGGCAAAGCCACAATAAATCAGATAAAAAATTTTCATGTTAAAGTGTTAAAACAGTATTCTATATCAAGATAATTTAGTACTTTAGCTTATAAAAGAATAAATATAAAACTGTTAAAAAATGTTACATACTAGAGTAGTCGATTGCAGCTTGGTCCTATGGGTTAGGCAGTTTGAGCACTCAGGCTCAAACTGTGTTGGACGTATGCATAACGGCTTATACACTGGATGCCCACATCGGAGTCCTGCACTAGTGGTAAAATTGGCCGAGAGAATATCTGCCACAATTGGACAGGAGAATAACAGGAGAAATGTTGAACAATTTTAATATAAAGCAATATGGAAAATATCGAACAAGAGAATACCCGAGAGGTACAGCAAGAGAATAGTTCTCAAGAGCAATCTGTGCATGTTGCACAGCTAGTTCCATCTAAAGAAGCTATGGATAGAATGGCAGAAATTGAAAGGCAGTATCGTGAAACAATTGAGCAGGAGAATAGATGAGCCAATTTAGACTTGATTACAGTCAAAAGCAGGAAATGCAAATTTCCAATGACGCATTTTTCTATTTGCTTGAGGAAGAAGAACCGCTCGATGAAGAAAATCTTGAGGAAGCGCAAGAAATACTTGCAATGTTTCCTCATGGCTTCTATGTAGAAGAGAATTGGAAAGCTGTTGAAGACTCAGACCTTATTGAATGCATCTTTGTTCCGTACGTTGAAGATGATATGGACTTCGATGAATATCAAGAGCTTACAAAATATATTCGACAGCAAATAAAATGGCTTGACGCCAATACTATTAGAGTATGGTGGTATAATCTACAAACAGGAGCAAGAGAATTGCAAGGTGATTTTAAGGTTTATACTAACAAATTCGGGCATAAGTGCTTTCATACAGGAAATCAAGATCAGGAATTTGAGGCAGGAAAAATGAGCCTGTATTTTCTGAAGCATTTTAAGAAGAAAAATAGCTAATAGCCTAACAAGAGAAATATAGCGGGAGAATATATTAAGTAATTTCCCACTATTTTTTATTCTTCCCGTATAACGAGAGAATAACCTAAAGCTCGCTTAGTTACAATCGATATTCTCTCATCCATTTTAAGATAATTTCGTAAGTGGCATATATTTACATCTAAGCTGCGTTTATTCCAATAATTATTTTCTCCTCGCCATAGTCTTTGCATTATTACGCTTGTTTGCAATACTTCGCCCTCATACGCACAAAGCAAAGCAAGCAATTGAGTTTCTTTAGCAGGGAGCTTTATTTCAGTATTATCTATAGCAAGCGTATCGTTGAGAACATCAAATCTGTAATTGCCTAATTGATAAGCATTTTGAATTGTTCTTGTTTTTATGCCGCACCTTTTAAGAGCTATATTTATTTTGCGCACAAGTATTTCAAGATTATATGGTCTAACTACGTAGTCATCTGCTCCTTCATCATAAGCTTCAATTATGAATTGATATTTTGACAAATCAGAAACCATGATAACAGGTGTAGACTTATCTGCTTTGCGCAGAATTTTCAACAAAGATAAGTTACCTATATCTATAGATTTATAATGGCTTAAAATGCATAAATCATAGCCGCCATCTTTTATCTTTGGTATTATATCTTCTTTGTTTGAAGTTATAACATCAAAACCGTAGAATATAAGGTAATCAACCATTATGCTACAGTCTTCATCTTGATAAACAAGAATTTTCGGTTGCGATATAGCATCTTTAGAAGTTTTCATAAATTGTCAATTTTATTTTTTAAGTCATTAAACAGTATTTCAAACCAAAATGGATTTAACCTAAGCAAGTCAAAATAAGAATATACACCTTTACGAACTACCATAGAGGCGTATTTTAATTCTTTTTCTGCTCTTACCTTATTATGCGTATTATAAGACGCGACAGCCTTATCTATGTTTATAAGATAATTTGCATATTTTATTGACTTTTGCAGCTCTGCTTGTTCCGTATTCTGCTTGAAATAATAAGGTATATCAGGCATTGCCCAGAATGTTTGTCCTTCGCCATATTCCTCACTTGCTTTATATAAAAAACCAGGGCATTCTTTCATTGACTCGGGATATATCATCTTACAAATCCTAATCCTTCTTGGTATTAATGGGTTGATAAGAGTTGCTAATCTTTTATTTATGTAAGTTGCATATTTTTCTACCATTCTAGTATGTTCAGCAGTAAGTAGAGTTATAAGCAACTTAAGATTATCATTTCCTACAGGGTCGCTAAGTCGTAAATAATCCTGATTAAAAGCCATTCGCTGTATGGCAATTCTATCTTCTTTAAGCTTTCTACGCTTCGCCTCTCGGGTTCTCTGTGCTTTTTTATAGGCTTCAATGATAGCAGGCTTACTGAAGAAATACTTACCGAATTTTCGCCAAGCATCATCTCCATAGTAAGCCTCTATCATTGCATTTTCTTCTGACTCAGATAATTCGGTATGCTCTTCTTCAAGTTCTATCTTTTCAATAGCTTCGTTTTGAGCTTCCTCAATTTCTTCATCATCACCTTTTATTTCGCTGAGAAACTCAAGATATTCCTTATCTGTTAAGTCACCATATCTTTCTTCAATGTTTTCCATGCCAGATAAACAAATGCTTAATTATATCTTTGCCAACTGTCTTTTCAAGCATTCCAAAATAGGAAATTGCTAACACCAATCTTGCTACTTTATGCAGTATCCAAAACAATATGTATATAGGAAAATAAATCCATCCTACACATTTCCATACGAATTTAGCTATCTTTTTCATATCAGTTATCTTTCTTTATATCTTACTACTTGTTGTTTATCTTCTTGCTCTTCTTCAGCTTGTTTTAGTTCAACATAGGTTCTATGAAAAGCTTCATCACCTATTCCTTTGATAAAAGTTCTAAGCACAGAAGGATATTCATTTATATCTATAGTTTTATCAACTACTTTAGCATAGAGAACTGCAAGAGCTTTAGGCCCAAACACTTTCTTTTCCTGAAGTCTATCGATAGGACCTCTTTTGAATTGAACACCTGGATGCTCATTCATTATTTTCGTACGAGTTAAATATAGCTCTTTTATACAAGCCTCAATGTGCTTTTCAAACTGAGGCATTTGTATCACATCAATCACCTTTAAGTCTGCTACTTTCATTCTTCCAGTTTTTTAAGTCGTTCTTTATAAAAATTTTCTTTCATGCCCCAATGCCTTTCATATATATGGAGGTCATGAGCAAAGTGGTAATATGTACCTATAGGCAAACCAAGTTCATCGGCTACTAACTGTTGAAGCTTAGTCCAGCAATACTGGTCATTGCAAAAACCGTAAACCAAATCATTGCTTCGCATAGTTACGCACATATCAAGAGTTTCGATGCCCGGCTTAATATCAAAACCTACAGACAAAGTGCAGGGAGTGTCATATTTATAGTCATCCTTCTCTTTGCCATCAAAGATTGTAAACCAAGCTTGGCGAGTATCTTTATTTTCTCTGAGCTGTTCAATGCACTTGGCTAATTGCTTATTGCGCGTCCATTGCCAACCATAATTTGAATTGACTATGTTATCGCCTCCATGCATTTTATCCCACATAGGAGCAAACTTTTTAATTTCTGCTACACTCCTATCGCCTGACATATACCAGGCATATTCACGCTCAGCATATCGTTCGCTGAATTTGCGCCATTCTGTTGTTATAATACGCTGCTGAGGATTACGTAAATAAAAGCCAACATTGTAAACGGCCTTTGTTCCAACGTTAGTATCTATTCCTTGGCCCATAATAAAAGCATATAGGTCCTCAAAAGCCTCAGTTGCATTCTTATATGCTATATTCATGCTTCTTCATATTCAAAGTTTAACACTAGAGTTACACCATAATCATGCCAAAGAAGTTCATCAAGTTCTTCTTTAGTTTTGCAATTATATCGGCACATCTCGGCTTCTAAATCAGCAGGACTATATACTGTAAAAATATCTTCAACTAATGTCGCCATATTACTTAACAAGTTTATTTGTATTGCTGTTGTAAACTCTAAACAAAAGCTCTTCAGCTTCATCGTTCATGGCTTTGCATATAGCTAATGCTTCTTCCATAGATAAATCTTTGAGCTCTTCATCACCGTCATTAAAAGCAATTTCACCAGTTATTACTCTAATTTCAAATGAATTGGTTAAAGCAAACGCTTTAGCTGCATCGAGTGCTTGTACACATATACAATGAACAGCTTCCCAGTATATGTATGATAAGGTATTTGAACCATCCAGTATTTTGATATATAATTCTCTTAACTTCTCAGGCTTAAACATACCTTGCTCATCCATTCGCCTATACTCAGCCAACCATCTTCCAAAACCTTTTGTTGCTCTAAATTTATTAGCATAAACTGCCACAAATCTGAGAAACTGGTCTGTATAAATAATCTCTGGTATTTCTACTGCTTTCTTTTTCACTGCTTAAGATTTATATATTCTCGCGCGCTCTAGAGCCTATGCGTTTTTCTGAATATATTTCTTTTGTTTCATACTTTGCATACGGTATTACGCGCGAGAATAATGTGTAAATCAATCCTATTTAATAACTTCCAGTCGAACCCAGAGCTCCATCGCCTCTTTCAGAAGAGCGACTAAAAAGCTCTGCTTCAGGTACTTCTTCAAGTCCTTCATAAGACACAGGCACAAGAATAAACTGCGCTATCTTTATACCTGGCTTAATATGAACTTTAGCTCTACCGACATTCACAATATGGATATGTATCTCTCCCTGGTAGTCTTCATCGACAATCTTGGCACCGAGTATAACAATACTTTCAAATGCCTCTGCCTTTGGTGTTCTACCAGCTCCAAGGCATGCCCACTTAGAAGTTACTACACCTGATTTGTCAGCTGCCATAAGCATATAACCCTCAGGAATTTCCATCTTAATACCAGACGGTATAAGAACATCGGTTCCTGGGTTGACTATAAAGCCTTTATTACCACCAAAATTTGGAACGAAGAAATCAATTCCAGCGGCTTTACCAGTTCCACGAACTGGAGACTTTACGTTTCTTACTTTGCAGAATTTCATAATTCGAATGTTTTAACAAGTTCTTTAGCCGCAGTTTCCATAGCTCTGGCTAATTTGTGCTCAGCTTCAGGACTTACTACTGTATAAACTTTTTCTTGCTCGAGAGCATCAGCCATAATAGCTGCAATCTTTGAAAGCTTAGGATTTTGAGTATTGATGTCAAACTTTTTAAGAAGCTCATGGTTGTAGTTATACTTAATGCCACCGTTTACAGGAGTAACTTTGGCTATTTCTGTATGAGTTTGGCCATTCTTCTTTTCAGGAATTGTAATAACAATTTCCTGATTAGTAGTCATGCACATATCTGTGCACATTTCCATTACTTCGCCAAAATGACGCTTAAACTCTCGAGGAGTTACTGAAATCAAACTTTTCATAACTGTGCTAAATCAGCAATTAAATTCAACATATAAGTTTTATCTTTGTGTCTTTTCAGCTTCATCTTATCTTTAAGAGCAGGAAATACTAGTTGAACACATATAGAACGCCGTTTTGCACAAGTTTCATCAAGCATGCTCAACGTAACTTCTTGAGACAACTCAATATTATCTACAAGAGCGTTTATCTTAGTTCCACCAATCATGAATGAATAACACTTACTATCTTCATAATTCTCTTTGTCAAAGCCTGACAGGAATTGAAGCTCTTTTAACTTCGCTTCCTGCTCTTCTTTTAGGTGAAACACCTTTATATCTATGTCATTCGGATTGGATGGAACTCCGAGTATATCTAAAGCAACAGTGCCTGTTACTGTATACTCGATTTTATTTGCATTGCAAAAATCATCAAGTTTGAATAAAGCTTCTTTTATATTCATATCTTATTACATTAAATCGTCATCAAATAGAGTTGGTTGTTCTGCTGGAGCTTTAGGTGCTTTTATGTCTTCAGGTTTACGCTTCAATACCCAAAGAGTGTTGCGCGCCACATCAGGAAACATAGGAGCCATGATATTGGCAATGAGGTTTGAGTCATAATAACTCTTAAGAGCCTCGAACATCTTCTTCTGCCAATCATTCATAAGAGGCTTGTAGTCCTTCATAGAAGCAAATGTACCAAACTTCTTTACGATAGTAAAGTGCTGAGACAATATAGCTTCAAGCTCCCAGTGGTCAAACTCTTGTACATCAACTCCACGACCATCGCCAGAATCATAGGTATGATTACCTGCTGCTCCTACTTCTGGGTCATAGTTAGGAGTTGAAAGGTAATAAGTGGCATTGTTATTACCACAAGCCTTAAAGTTCTCTAAAAATGCATCTGCATTCTGTTTGCCTACATGCTCAAGCACTTCAAATGCACAAACCTTATCAGCATTAAATTTGCTGAAATCCAAATCATGTTTCACAAGGTCAGCTACATAGAAATGAGCCCAAAGCACATCTTGATACTTCTCAGCTGCTTCATTGATAGTCTTTTCACGAATATCAATGCCGATATACTCTTTCTGCTTGAACTTGTTTCGATACAATACTTCAAGCAAATTAGCTGCTCCACAGCCGAAGTCTACGATTGACTCGCCAATTTTTGCTTCTTTGAGAATGTGTGTCCAACGCAAGTAATGCGCAAACTGGTCTCTGTGGAATACGTGCTTCTCAAACGCTTGGTCTGGTCTGAGGTCTGTTGTGTTATACACTTTTACCATAGTTAAAACTGTTTATTTATTGAAAATATCTTTATGCTCTTCCAGATAGTCATTCATAGAGCCCATATAAGCTACTGCATCAAGAAGATTATCCTCTTTGTGCGCATAGGCTTCACGTGATAACTTAAGAGCTATCATGGCTCTATACATACCAGCAGTTGTTATTTGCTGGTCTTTAGGTGACATCAGATTATAAAAAGCTGCTGCTCTTTCCATCGATGCTTGAAATGGTCCATATTGACGCTCTTTTTCTTCTGAGCGCTCATTTACGATTTTGTTTGCTTGTTCTAAAATATTAGCCATTGTTTATCAAAGTTTTAAGTTCTTCTTTTAATCTTCTTGCATCTGCTCCTCTAAAGGTTTGAGCATTAGCTAAAAAGTATCTTGCAATATCTCCAGCTTTCTCAATTCCATATAAAGCCTCTGGGTCTGTTGTATCAAGCGTTAATAATGCCTCAAGATAAGGCACTGCTCCAAAGTATACATTCATCCAGGTTGACTTTACGTCTCTGGCTATTTGCTGAAATGTTCTTTTCTTGTCCATTTTTCTATTCTTATTTTAGATATGTGAATATACTAATTTTTTCCGAGAATAGAAAATTTTCCTCATAAAAATTACATATTTAACACTTCTTAACTTGACCATGCATTATACATTCTTATATCTACTGATATATTTTATTATACAGTCTTGAATAAAAGAACATCTAAAAGCAGCTATTAGCTTTATTGGTTGAAAACCATATCTTTGTAATAGCTTCCACTTACTTGACTTTTTTTATTGCTTTTATGCCTTTACTCTATTTAGCGCGGTTGCAAAATCTCGTTTCTCAGGAATAAGCCCGTTATATACTCTTAGCTCATCCATCAGCATTACAGAATTATAATGGTCTGGAAATGCTTTTTTAATTCTATAAGTTGTTTCTTTACTAAGTATACCTTTTTTACCTTCAGTAGCCATTTCTATATATCCAAGCTTTACAAACTTGTATACGTAAGCAGTCACTGAGTTTCTACCAGGCTCATTGCCTAATAGCATTTCTTCTGAGCTGATAACATTTCCTATGTTATCATTCACCAGCTTAATCATTCTAGAAAAAACCGGAATTGCTTTACCATTTCTTCCCATTACTATGCTTTTTTATATTGTCCTTTTTCTATTTTTGCTATAACACCTACAGACACTAATTTTTTTAATGATGCATCGACCACGGCATCTACAGAAGCAAAATACTTTGAATTACTGCCTACATACTTTCTACCAGTATTTATTAACTCTCTTCTAGAAATTATCTGCTTGTCTTCAAGCTTTTTAGCTATAAGCTTTTTACATTCTTGCTTTGTAAACATATCACATGAATTTTTTATATTTGTCAATTTTTGCTTTAATACTATCCATAAGAGCATTCTGTTTTCTGTCCTTTGCTTTAAGTGCTCTAATAACATCTTCATCATGAGTGCCTTGTAATATCAAATGGTTAATTACCACGTGATTTTGTTGGCCTTGACGATATAATCGAGCATTGAATTGTTGATACAACTCTAAGCTCCATGTTTGTCCAAACCAGACTATTATACTGCCTCCTGCTTGAAGATTAAGTCCATGGCCTGCTGATGCCGGATGTGCAAGCATAACTTGTATTTTGCCTGTATTCCAGTCTTCAATATCTTTATTGGTTTTAAGCTCTCTTGGCTTATATGCTTTAAGATGCTTCATTATTCTATCACGGTCAAATTGATAAGTCCATGCAACTAATACAGATTGGCCATTTGCATCCTCTATTATTTCCTTAAGAGCATCCAGCTTTATATCATGAATTGGAAATATGTTTCTTTCTTCATCGTATATTGCGCCATTAGCAAATTGTAATAATTTATTTGAAAGAGCCGCCGCGTTAACAACATTAATTTCAACAGGTTTATCAACCCATTTATCGGCATTTTCTAAATACGTGCTTTCTGGCTTAATTAAGTCGAGCACTTTCTCTTTTTCAAAATTATCATATTGCTTTTTCAAGTTATCAGGCATTCTAAGCTTTATATAGTTATCTGTCCTGAATGGCATTTCAAGATAATCGTCTGCTTTCATGCTTATGCAAATATCCTCTATTTTCTTATGAATAAGCTTCTCTGAGTCATCCATAAGATTATAAGAATAGACAACATGCCCATTAGTTTGGCCTGGCCGGAAATATCTTTCTCTGTATCTAGATATTGTCTTTTCAAGGCGCTCGCCTCTATCCATAAGATATATTTGAGGCCACAAGTCAATAAGCCCATTAGGTGCTGGAGTGCCAGTTAGCCCAACTAAACGCTTAAGATAAGGCCTTGCTCCACGTAAAGCCTTAAAACGTTCAGACTTATAAGACTTAAAGCTGCTAAGCTCATCAACTACTACCATATCAAATGGCAATTTGCCTCCGCCATACATAGCACATAGCCATGCGACATTATCTCTTGATATAATATAGACATCAGCTTTTACTTCTGTTATTGCTTGTATTCGCTGTTTCTGAGTACCAATGATTTTTGAAAAGCGCAAGTGTTTTAAGTGGTCCCACTTTTCAGCTTCTTCTTGCCAAACTGACTCAGCGACTCTTTTTGGTGCTATGACTAATACTGAATTTATTTCCAGATAGTCAAACATCAAATAGTTTATAGCAGTAAGAGTTGATACCGTTTTGCCAAGCCCAAGGTCAAGAAATACGCCACAGTACGAATGAGTAATTATAAACTCTACTGCTGCCCGCTGATAGCCATGCATGTTTTTTTCTGTTAGCATTTTGAAAACCTTTCATCTTTACAATGAAGTTTTGCGTGCTCAGCTTGTGAACTTAAAACTTCTAAGTTATCAATAGAATTATTTCTAGGATTACCATCTTTATGATGTACTACTTCACCTTTCTTAAGTGGTCTTCCTATTATTTCTTCTGCTAGTATTCTATGTGCATGAGTTCCAAATATCTTAGGATAGCTATGCTCTTTTCCAGTATTATTCCTAAGATGACCTTCTCTAACAGCTAACCTTGTTTCAAAGTTATCCATTCTAGTAGGATTTAAGTCCTCATTCATCTTAGTCATTTTTGTACTTAAATGCTCTTTAGCACAAGCTCTGCTGCAAAAGAAATGAGTAATGCCTGGCTTTATTAAGCATTTATACCTTATAAACTGCTTTCCACATTTTTCGCAAGTTAATAGTATCTTTTCGCCCCTCATTGTTTATTTAGCATTATATCTTCTACGAAATTTATCACGTCTTCAACTGAGTCAATTACTTCGACTCTGAAGCCAAGAGCTCTAAGCTTTTTGTGCATATAGGCTTGTATGCGTCTTGGCTTTTGACCTGTGGTCTTAGTTTCCACAAATGCCATTTTATGGTTAGGAAATAAACAGAGCCTATCAGGTAAACCTATCAGCTGGTCACATAATAGCTTTATACACATGCCATTATTTATTTTGACGAGCTCCACTAATCTCCGTTCTACTAGTTTCTCGCTGTCTATCTGCTTCATACCTGTATTAGCAAAACATTATACTCACGCGTATCTATATTTCTAGAGACAAGTAGCGTCTTATTTCTATGGTCCCCAGATATAACTTTGAAAAAATTTACTATCATAATAAGCTATCTTTACGTTTATAATACTTTTGTTTACCGTATATGGAGAAATTCTTTGTTGAGTTTATATATTCCCAATCACTTAGTGACTTAAGAATTTCATTTATCTCACGTGTTTTGTATCTATCCATATCTGTTTTATCTTTACCGAGGCATTCGCACCATATCTCTGCAACACATACAAAGTCCTTTTGAATTGTTCCGTTCTGCGATAATGGGTCTTCAAGCCATCTTCTTCTGTCATAAAAGTCCATTTCGCTCCAGTTGTCTGGATATTTTCTATTAAGAAACTCTTCGATAATACCTTTGCGCTCGTCTGACTCTGAGTGTTTATGTTGCTCAATCTTAGCAATCTTATCTTCTTCACCTGTCATATATAGAGGTTCTCCTGCTATATATAACTGATATGCCTCAGCCCATATTTGGTCTACTTCATATTCTATAAGGTCATCAGCTACCGACTTCTTTACAAACTCTGGCCTAACATCTATAGGCAAAAAGCGTCTATTTCCTGTAGGGTCGCGCAAAAAATCATCTTTATTAGTAGTACCGAAAAACACGCATTGACGCTTATAAGTTTCTACTGTTCTACCGTATGCTGGTCTAAACTGGTCCTCACGTTTTGATATGAAATGCTTAATTGTTTCAACTTCTGCTTTTTTCAATCCTGAAAGCTCTGCCATTTCAATTATCCACGCTCCTTGCAATTGTTCAAATGACTCCTTGCCTTGTACTGTCGTAAATGTGTCTGAAAACCATTCTTTACCGAGCTTTTTGATAAATGTACTTTTGTATGTTTCTTGTGGACCAACCAATATAAGTGCCGTGTCGAATTTCATACCTGGCACAAGCACTCTGGCAACGGCCGCGCAAAGAGACTTTCTGATGGCAGCTCTAGTGTATAAGTTATCATCTGCTCCAAAATAATCTATTAGCAAAGTATCTATTCTCTTAATACCATCCCAGCTAAGCTCTTTTAAATATTCTACTATTGGATGAAACTTTTTCTTTTCAATTTCGAGTGCCATCGCATCATCAACTTTCTGGCTTGCAACAATACCATATACACACTCAATATAATTGCGAACACCAGAATAATCGACATCACGAACGGGCTCAGGAGCAGATATGCTACGCCACGGCATAGACCTCGTAATATAGACTTTATTGTCGAACGTATTGCGCTTAAACGCATTTTTAATGAATTGGTCATTTTGTATTATTATATTTAAGTTATTGGCTGAATTTTCGAAGTCTCCTTTAGTATTTGCAACAAGCTGAGACATCCAATCATCATCTGTTTGCTCTTCTGCTTCTTGAATAGCTTCTTCAGCAAATTCGAATTTAGCTTCTGCAAATTTCTCATCTGCAATGTGCTTCTTAGTCAATGGGTCTTTAGATGCAAATTCTTCCATTGCCTTGAAGCTCTTTTTGTCCTTGTCTTCTTTCTCTTTGCCTGTATCTAAATGGCCAAACTTATGAATACGCACAAGGTCAAAGGCGTTGCACAACCTACCTCCTGCTGGGTCCGTTCCATGATGCGAATAAGCAAATTTATCTTCGTATATAATGAGTCCAGCAGCTGTTGAGCCATTAATATACGTGTATCTATCTTCTCCTGCTTTTTCATAAATATCTGATAAAAAAGTTTCAATAGCTTCTTGAATTGAATATGTACGACAAAATAAACCAATAATACCTTTTTTGTTTTCAGGGTCTTCTTGCTTTTTAATTGCTTGTAATATAGTATCAGTACTATTTGAAGCAGTTGGCCATTCACTTGTATCATGCCAATCATTATACAAGCTTAGTATATAATCAGCCTCAAGAAATGGTCCATCTTGAAATTCAAAATAGTACTCTGCATCTGAAGATACAGACGGCCAGAACATAAGTCTATTCACATCAAAAGTCGATTGGTCAAACAAATCAATGTTTAGGTCCCCGGCGACTTTTCTTGCTATAGCTTGATATTCCTCTTGTGATACTTCTCTATCTAGTGGAATTATCAATCTATGCCTTGGTTTTGTGGTACTCGACTTATGAGTTGAGTGTATAACTGCTGCGCATCCAAATAACACTGTGAAATCCCACCAAAAATTTTCATGTGAAAAGTCCACATCCAAAGTAAGGAGTTGGCGATATAAAACATTAGTTTTATCACGTCTGCCATTTGTGAGAAATCCTCCCACAAAACCGCCGACATCTTTTATCTTGCTTTGCTCCTCCTTAGTGGCATTCATGAACTGCTTATATGTTTCAGCAGTCACCACTGGAGTAGATAGCTTTTGTACTAGAGCATTCCAAGTAATTTTGGTATTTTTCCATATCTTACTTGAAACGCTCATTCCAATAGCTATGCTAAGATTTTCATCATATTCTAATTTACCTACTTGCATAAATAATAATCATTTTTGGTAAAAATCCATAACTCCTCCATCTGCGTTAAGGGGTAAATCCTGCGCCCACAAAGGAGGTGTTGACATGATTTTTACCAGATTATCATACCACAATTGAGCATTCTCTTCCGGAACTTCCGTTATAACTTCGTCATGAATTGAACCAACGATTCCATATCCGGCTTTTTCCATTCTAAGCATAGCATCGCCTAATAAATCTCTTGATACTGCTTGAACTATATTCTCGGTCAGCTTACCACCATAGGTATCTATGCTTATCCATTGTTTGGTTGTCTGGTCAATCCCTTTGTAGCAAAGACTACGAATAGGCATAGTAGAACGTCCTATATACTTATCTTTGAATTCTGGTTTGTAGTAAAATAGCTTTCTACCTACTGGCAATTCAATTGTCATAAATTCACCATCGCAATCAAATATGATATTTTTGCTTGTGCATTTAACAGCTCTATGGTAACGTACAGCTTCTTTAGAAGCTTCATCAATTTCTTTCCACATATCTACTATAGATGGATTAGCCATACGCCATTTACGCACTAGTGACATCATTTCTGTATCTGAAAGGCCCATTTTATCGCCTCCCATTCGCTTTAAGGCTCCAAGACCTCCTTCATAGCCAAGCGCCAATTCAGATATTTTCGATTTGTCGCGAAGTACTGAGCCTTTTTTAATTTCAGACTTTGGAACTCCAAACATCTTTTCGCCAGTTGCTTCATAAATCTTGCCATCACCGTGGAATACATCTAATCGCCATTTTTCATCTGCAAGCCAAGATATTACTCTTGCCTCAATGGCCGAAAAGTCTGCTACGGCGTATTTCATACCCTGCGGAGGTATAAGCGCTGTTCTTACAAGTTGTGAAAGAATATCTGCGACATCATCATACATCATCTCAACTGTTTCCCAATCACGGGCTCTGATTAACTCACGCGGTACTTCAATATGCGATATATGGTTTTTTGATAAGTTCTGTAACTGTAATAATCTACCTGCCCATCTACCAGTTCTATTTGCACCATAGAATTGGAATGTACCTCTAACTCTGTGGTCTTTCATAGCGCAATTGAGCATAGCATAATACTTCTTAATTGAAGTTTTTGATAGTTTTTTGCGTATATTGAGCAACTCAATTACGTCTGGATAGTCCGCAAACTCTTTAAGCAAATCAGGCATTGTTTCTTTTGAAAGTGACAATATGGCATTACCTGTTTTCTTTTCTATCCATTGCCTAATTTGTACAGGCGAATTTGGATTTTCAAGGCCTGTTAACTGCTGAGCATGTTGAGTTAATATAGAAGTATAAGTATTATCTACTGTGATAGCAGACTCTGCTAACTCCATATCTACCAAAATACCTCTATCATTGATATTCTGGTCAAGCACGTACATTTCTCGCTCAATCTTTGGAATGATATAAGACTCTAATCTATGAAATATCTCACGCTCAGCCAAGACATCATATTTATTATACTCTTTATACATTTCCCACTTTTCAGGGGCATGTTTTGGATAATTGCGTGTACGCATTCCATTAACTCGAGTTGCTTTACATGGGCATGAAAAGTACTTAATAAGTGCTTTACCAGTATCAAGCTTCTTATCCGTAAGATTAAGAGCTTTTGATACTCCATCCAATGAAAGTGGTAAGCCACAATACGCAGCTTTTACTGAAGTACAATACCACTGCTCTGCTGGAACATTATAACCTATTCGCTTAAAACTAAGCCGCTCAAATACTGCGTTATGAGCAACTTTTATACACTTCGGGTCAAGTAACGCTTCTTCAAACTCCTCAGGCATTTCCTCGCCTTGAGCTAAATCAACAATGTTAACTGGCTCATCATCTAATGCATATCCTATAATCAGTATCTCAAAGTCTGGCGACTCTATATATTTGTATGCGCCAGATTCTTTAATATCTACTGAGGAGAATGTTTCGACGTCTATAAAAAGATTTTTCACCATTATTTCTTAATTTAGTATTATATAATTAGGAGCATAGGCGGGACTCGAACCCGCATAATAGGCACACAAATCAATGGCGCTCTATGGTTTTACCATTAAACTACTATACTTTAGGGAAATTTTGATGCAGAAAGGAAATTACATCAGCTCATCATCCCATTCGTTCTCACCACCAAAGTCCTCTTCAGCGGTAGAGCCACCGGCCAACATCTCGCCATCTTCGAGTTTCTGAAGATTATTCAGTCCAGCTGCAATACCTTTTGATGATACATTAAAGGCATAGAAGTTAATTGATGCACGACCATAGCAACCACTATAAAACTCTTCTTTTTCCATAATAGGATTAAGCTCTTTGTCCACGATGCTTGGCTTGCGCTGGCTATTAGCGTTGATAAAATACATGCCTTCAAATGCGGGGTCATCACCACGCTCATCATCGCCATCACGCAGAGGCAATTTGAGGTTTGAGGGTATTTTGCCATTCTTGTCTGCAAGCTTGGCTTTACCTGCCTGCTTAGCTGCCTCTATAGCTTTGTTAATCTTGTCGAGGGTCTTTGCATCATCCTTCGGGATAAGAATGCAGATATTGTACTTAGGGGTATCACCCTCGTTCATAGCCGTGGGCTCGAACACGTTCACGTAGCAAAATCTTACTTTGCCAGTTACAACTTTTGTTGAATTTTCCATTTTTACTTAATTTTAATTGTTATACTTGAGTTGTTACGCTTCTTCTGCGAAGTCTAGTTGTGCTTGATTATAACCCATTGCTGGTCTCTTGTCTTCAAGCGATACGAGAGTAGGTTTGCCTTGAGGTTTTACAACCACATCAGATAGAATTTCTTCAAAGCGTTTTTTGCCTACTATCTTCTCAATAGAAGTAATTGGCTTTAGCTTCATGCTGAAAATCTCATCTTCTGATAGCTCAGGGCAACGAGCAAAGATTGCATTTGAGGCTTGGTCTTCATCAATCCATTTGCGTCTACTTATGCCTTCAACAAGCTTAAGACCTGGCCATTGCTTATTTTCTTCTATAGCTTTTTTCTGTGCATATTCTGCAATAGAATTAGCCCACTCTATAAGCTTAGGAGTACGGCGAACAATATCAGCAATCTCATCATCTGTAAGAAGTGCTGGTTCTGCAAACTCATGCTGAGCTATTTCAAGCTGTTGCTCATATAACTTTCTACATTGATTGCGAACAGCACAAAATCTGCACCAATCTCCAGCATTAAGCTCACCTTCACCATTAAATGCAAGTTGTGCTTTTGGCTTAAGTTCCTCTTCAGCCCATTTACGAAGCTCTTCTACAGATATTTGCCATGAAGATATATTGTTGATACGCGGCTGTACAATTGTCAATCGTACCTCAGATATATCATACATAGTATCATATTTCTGTAATGCTCCAAGGCCATAAAGCATAAGTTGTTTATTCCATTCAGCATATACTGGAACTCCTTTTCCGTATTTCAAATCAATAACTTCCATGAGGTTGTCATTGATAATAACACAGTCAGCCGTTCCAAAGCTCTCTGGTATAAAGTCTGTCAAATCGAGTTTCTGCTCAATTTCCATTACGGCCAAAGGATTAGCTGTCTTAGCTTCTGCTAATTGGGCTGCACAATAATCTGTATAAGTTGGAACTACATCAAGCATTTCCTCATTAAACAGCTCATTTGCCATTATCTCTTCAAGGCACTGGTCAAAGTCTTGCTCACTAATATCAAATAAAGTATCACGCCTAATATAAAGCTCTGAAAGTTCATGAGCCAACGTGCCTTCTTGCGCATATACGGAGCTTTTCTTTTCTCCATATTCATCTTCGAGCTTTGCAGATGGAGTACAATTAAGCCATCTTCCAGCTCCAGAAGCCGAGAGGAGTGCATGACTCCTCTGGCTATGTTTCTGTAACTTAGTGCTAGTTGTTTGCATACGCATAATACTCTCTATTTTTATATCCTACTGTTACTTCAGGGGCTCCAGACTTTGTAATAAATCTAGCCATAGCTGAAAGTAAAACTGAGTATGTTGCATGCAACGTAGGATTTTGTTTACGGAACTTGATTGCTGCTTGTTGCAGCTTCTTTTGATTTGCTATTACAGTGACTCTAAGAAGTTAAACATTTCGTCATACTTGGTCGGGTCAAGCTTTGTTACACTCGGAGCGCCAAGTTCATTGAGTTTCTGCTTGATTACATCGCGGTGCTCATTCACCTTCTTTGCAAGCATTGCGCGCACATCTTCTATGCTCTTAGAGGCAGAAGAAGCAGCCTGAGCAGCAGGTGCTCCAGGAGCAGGAGTAGCAGCAGGTTTTGTTTGAGCAGATGCTGCAGCTGGAGCTTGAGGCTTTGGGGCCGGAGCGGACGCTGGCTGAGCCGGTTTAGCAGGTGCTACAGGAGCGGGTTTCTGAGCTGGAGCAGCAACAGAAGTAGCCACATTACCAAACAATGACTTGATGAAGTTCTGCGTATTTTCTGACAGGTTTACGCTAACCTCTACGGAAATTTTAATTGCTTCCATTTTCGTAATTTTTAATAAAGTTATCAATATAGTTCATAAACTCTTGCATTGTCATATCTGGTACGTTGGAAATTTTCTGCTCAATCAATTTGTTATTTTTATATATAGACACGAACACGCCTTTATAATTCAGCTTGACTTTATAATCGCCTTTCAGCATTGTAAGGCAACCGTCTTCTGATGAAGCTTTCCAAATACCTGCTAAAAACAGGTCAGTTACTAACACGCCTATATGAGAGGCTAATGTTTCTATCTGTTTAATATCCAAATCCGTTTCGCCTTTTAATACTCGGTCAAAGGCTTGTTTTGGATATTTAACAGTAGGAAATAGCACCTTTGCTAAATCTTCTGTGTTCAGCTTATAATGCTCAATTACGCTGTTAATGTTAAACTGTTCCATATTTCTGTTGAATTTTAGTATCTTATTTTATAATTTGGCTATCGCCATATCTTCATTATTTTCGATATGCAAATATACAAACTATTCTCGAAAGAAAAAAATTTTTCCTATATTTTTTGAGAATTTTCTTGTTAAAAATATTAAAACAGCAATTTTGCATTTTTGGCGCTGCAATTCTATATAAATAAGGCTGTAAACAATGGAAACAATAGAAACAAAGCCTCGTATATTTCTAACCTAATTTTTTAAATTCCGATTAACTCTATAGTTAATCAATATCTAGATTAGCATAATATAAAAGATTTATATTTCTATTGTTTCCATTGTTTACAGCATATCTAAGTGATTGATTTTGAATACTTTAGAGCATAAACAATAAATTGTTTCTATTGTTTACATCGTTTACCGCTTTATGAAGTATTTTACGCACAGCCATATAGTTATTAAAACTATGGCAGCTATTAGGTATTCGCCCATATTAATTTTTATCTTTTGCCATTTAGTAAGTTGAGCTTCTACAGGATATGTAACTTGAATTGTATCGATTTTTTCACGCCAAAGAGTGTCATGTTTTTCTATATATTTATACAGATACTTATATTTGCTCAAATATACTGTATCACCTTTGTGCTCTACATATATAGAGTCTCTATGATATATGCTATCAATTTTGGTTTGCGAAATATATGTAGTATCTACTTTAACAGTTTCAACTGGTACATACTTTATACTTTTGCATGCACTAAGACATAAAGCTACAATTGCTATTATAATTATTCTCGCATATTCTCGCATAGTCTTTGAGTTTTATTATTGTTACTTAATCTATTATATAAAAACCATTCTCGTAATAATTTCTTATATGCGAGAATGGCTTTTATTTGTTCAGATGTCTCTATATTCATATTTAGCATCGAAACTTGGACAAGCCTTTGCTGCAAATTCTCTATGCCCGTGTATAGTGGCATTTGGATATTTTGCCTTAAGCTCTTTGAGCAGTTTGAACAAAGATTGCTTTTGAGCATCAGTACGCGTATCTTTAGGAGTTTTACCATCTTTAGCAACACCACCAACATAACAAACACCAATTGAATTGGCATTTTGACCTGAACAATGCGCTCCTATTACATTTTCACTTCTGCCTTTATGAACAGAGCCATCAAGTTCAATTACATAGTGGTAACCAATATCCTTCCAGTGATTATCATTAACATGCCAATCCCTGATAGTTTCAGTTTTAACGTCTTTACCTTCAGGCGTTGCTGAGCAATGCACTATAAGCTTATTGATTTTTCTCATATTTTTCTTTGTTGAATAAGTTCATATATAAGTTCTGCAGTATAGTTTTCACCTTGCTGGAAACATTTTTCTTCTATATTTCTCAGAATTGTCTCTTTTTGGCTGAAATCTATTATGTTAAGTGCATCTTTAAATTCTCTGCCATTATTATCTTTTATTACAACCTCTAAGTTATTTGCCAAATTATCAAAACCACAATCTTTTTTAAGCTCTAGCATTAAAGAATTTTGAATTTTATCAAGATTCAATTTAAGCTGACTATTAGATGAACCTTTTTGCCATTCTCCATTGGGAGCTGTAGAAATTCCTGAAAAATCAGCAGTTGGCTTCATTTCCATTATACATTCACTTGTTAAGTCGTCTCCAGGAACTTTATCGAATAAAATTACAAGCCAGGGAAGAGAAGGCTTACTTTCTTCATAAGAATATTTTTTCCTGTAGTCTTCATTTACTAATTTTATGTATTCGTTTTCATTACGAACTACATTTACTTTAATTTTTGTGAGTATCATTTTTTTTATTTACTGTTATTTGTTCAACAATACTATTAAAGACTTCATGACCTTGTTCTGTAGTAACTGCTTGAATAATTTGTTTAATCATATCCGGAACATCTCCGGCATGTGCTTTTCTTCTTTTGCTATTTTCTAATACAGATTTGCCTTCTATACAAAGTATTGCTAAAGCACAAAACATAGTTGCAAATGGCAGTATATAAAATGATAGCAAGCTTCCTAAAGCATCTACCATAAACGCAAACATGAGAACTCTAGCATAATCGCCTATTTTTACAACAGTATGTCTAAAGCCATGAGACATAAGCTTTTCGCCTAAAATCTTTGCTGTCAACGTGCCACTCCAAAAATCAACGATACATGCTACAGTAGAGAAAATCCAGCATATAACTATTATTACTACTCTAACAGTTATAAAAAACATAAGGGCTTCTAGGTCTTTCGCTTCAATCAGTTCTAGCATAGCATTTTCCTTGTTATATTATAAAACATGTTTCTTATAATTTCACCAACTAGATAACTGGCACTTTCGCTATAAGGACTGAAATTCAATGTTTTAGCAATATGCTTTTCAATGTGGTCTACTTCATGAGCAAAGCTATTGAAAAATTCCCAAATATCAGTAGTTTTTGATACTACTATAGCACTACACTTATATTTAGGATTGCTGTAAGCTATTCCTATATTACGCCTATTTGAGTATAAAATTTCTTTAGCTTTATTCAAAAATCGTTTACTACATTTTAAGCTATATAATTCGTCCATTATTTCTTCTGCATCATTGGCATCTGTCATTATAAAATATGATACGTGCCAATTAGCATAGTTTTCAAGATAGAATTTTCCGGCTATCATAGAATTTCTTCCCAATCTACAGCTATACCTCTGGATGTCATTTTAGCATCCCATTCACGCATTATTTCTCCATCACCTGCATCTACGTCGTCGACTACATCTTTTACGTATAAAGCTAAATGCTGTTCATCGGTAATACTGCTTTTAAGCAAATCAGCTTTTCCCATGTTAGCAACATACACATAGTCGTAGTCTACGCTATTTTCTAGAGTCACACCATATTTCGCAAGCATAGAGTCAACTTGGTCTTTTGTAAGAGGCTCTATCTTCTCTGTCTTACCAGTAGAAGCATTCTTTTTGCGCATTAGACTTACTGCAAAATCGCACGCCTTTTTGTTAAAATGCCATCCATGAAACCGAAGGTATTTTCTCATTTCCGTTGGTATGTCATCATACATATCAAGTGGTAATCTTTTTCTTGTTGCCATATTATTAAGTTTTTTAAGTAAAAGAGGCCGTGCTTAATGAGTACGGCCTCAGTTGAAATTAGTTATTAGTAGCGGCGTCCTCGACCGTATCTACGACGACCATATCTACCAGTGCCAGGTACACCTCGGCGCTCATTGTAGTCCTCATCGTCGTCATCATCTTCGTCGCGATAACCACCTGTACCACCGCCATTACCGCCACCACCGTAGCGCTCATCAAACTCTTCTGACTCAAGAATTTCATCTTCGATAAACTCCATGAGCTTCTTTGCGCCTCTATGCACTTTTTCTGCACATTCATAAAGCTTATCAGCCTGGCGCTCTTTGATTTTAATTATCGTAGGCATATTTTCTACAAAATTACACGTTTAACTTTTCTTTACAGGGCTTCCCAATTGCTCTAATAAAGAGGCCATCATACCTTTCATTTCAGATTGTGACTCACGAAGTTCTTTCAGCTGTGTTTTTAACTCGTTGTTTTCCTTCTCAAGTCTTTGCCTTTCTGCTATTTCAGGATTTAGCACAACCATTATGTTCTTGCAGCTTTCGATAATCTGCCTATGAGCATTGATAACATCATCTGCTATAGCGACTTCGCTATTATGCATATATGCTGCTATTTCTGCATTTACAGCATCTCTATTACAAGATACAAACAATCCATTGCCACAATCCTGAATATCAGTAGAAGGAGTTAAACCTTCGATGGGCTGAACTTTGTCTCCTATTTTAATGGACAAATCTACAACTTGCTCTTGCTGTTGAGGCATAAAGCCAGCATAAGGTTGTCCTGGAGTTAGAATTGGATATTTCTGCCGTATTTTAGGCTCGGCGATAACCTGTCCTATCTCCAATTTAGGAGAATTATCTTTATGAAAGATATAAACTGTACTGCCAGTTCTTAGATTTTGAAAAGCCATGATTTTTAATTTTTAATTACGTAGTCGCGGTTGTAGCCGCTGCTGTTGGAAATACATACAGAGTTCCATCTTCTGAGTCGTAAATAGCTAAGAATATACCTGCTCTTGCAACATCAGCTACTGTTAAAGGAGCTCCAGTTTCATAGTTGATAGCTGCTTGATTATTTCCATTTGTTGCAAATACTACTGGCAAAGTTGCTGTTGTTCCTGTAGGAATAGAAGGCAATTTGAATAGTATCAATCCGACAAAAGGAGCATTAAGAAATCTATGGTTCTGAAAACTAAAGCGTACATCTGAAGTATTAACTGTTACTGAATTTGCTTGAAGACGTGGAATACCTTGGCTATTAGCGAGTATGTAAGGGTTAATAGGATATGACATAATAGCCTCCTTTCTTTAATTAACCCCAACCGCCATTATTACCGCAGTTATATCCGTAACCCCAAGGATAGCCATAGCCACCAAACGCTCCACATGCACCGTATGCGGCAGGTGATACTTGAAGAGGAATGTTAAAGCCGGTATTAACTTTTACATAATTATCTCCACAAGGAATTACCTTAGTTTCTGGCAAGTGACACTTAATGCCTGCAATCTCTGTATTAAGAGAATTGATACCGGCATTCAAAGGAGCTACAGCCTGGCCAATCATTTGAGCAAAAGCAGCTGACTGCTGTGCATTATTGATGATAACAGCCTGTTCAGCGATTCGACGGTCACGTTCAGAAATTTCGCGCTGCATTTCACGCATCTCAGCGGCACGCTGACCAGCAAGAATTGACTCAGTAGATGCCTGAATAGCTTTTTCAATATTGCAAGTCTGGTCACGAGTTGCATAGCCGATGTCAGCAAAGCCGCGTTCAACGCTGCGATTAACACTGTTAAGCTCTCCTTGCAATGCAATAGTCTGGTCCTTGATACCTGTTTTGATATCGCAGCAGCAATTACAGATTTGCTGAGTAAGAGCCATATTACCTTGTTGAATTGAGTTAATAATCTGCTGACCGGTCATACCAACCTGATTACCTACATTGCATATCTGGCTAGCAACTTGCTGGATAGCGGCCTGTATCTGACCAACAGAGCAATTCAAAGTGCTTGCCAACTGACTAATACCAACACCATTACGCTGAATTGCATCCATGAGCATCTGGCGTTCTGTGCTGTTGTTGTTATTACTGCCGAACAAACCATTGCCATTTCCTCCGAAGATTGCGGCAATGACAATAAGAGCGATAATACCATCCCAGCCATTTCCAAATGAACCATTTCTGTTTCCACACAAAGCCATTACTGCATTGGCATCAAGGCCTTTAGACTGACAAGCAGATGCAAGCATACCTGCTAGGAAGTTATTCCCAGCGCCTCCGCTGTCCGGAACTACAATTGTCTTTTCGACATCAAAATTTCCTATAATTTTAGAAATTTTTAATTGTTAATACTTAAGTTAATTATCTATACTCCTGCGCAGAAAATATATTTTTGTGTAAATATAAAGAATCTTCAAACTCTCTGCTATATTTTGTTATTGTCAATTATAAAAAGGTGAATCTAGCAGAAATTATTTTTAAATTTCATCGCACAATCGCCACACCGTCCGCCCTCATTCCCGCCTATATATTGAACGCAAACATTACTACTAACGCATAAACAAAAACCTTTTGTCGGGGGTCAAATACCCGAATATTGGACTAATCGCGGAAATGGCGATTATACGCCATTGTTCCCAATTCATAATTCTTTCCATTACTTAATACCGCTAAAAGGGTTAATACTCATTATTTTTTTTGCTGTATAATTACCTAATTTATAATAACCTTGCGTTGACGGATGCAGACCATCTGAACTCATATCTCCATCGCCTCTTACTTTATAATTGCCATCTTGGTTTATAATTGGACACGTTAAAGTTGTAAATCCACATCCTGAATACCAATTAATAGTTGGTATTCCAAGCCTGTTACATACACGTTCTATTTGCAACCCCTTATCTCTTTGATCTTTATTGTTTAAATTAGTCTGTGGAGGCAAACAATATACAACTAATGTTTTAGGGAACAAGTCATAAAGCGTTTGCGCTGCAAAATAAATAGCTCCTGCGAAATTTGTACAATCAACTTCGTCTAATGGCTTAGGAACATAACCAACAGACGTTGACTGATTTGTCATTATTTGATTTTCAATAAATTCATATGAATTATTTTCATCAACAGCATCATTTGTTCCAATAGCTATTATACAAACATCGGGTTGTAAATCCTCGTTGAAAATAATACTTTCACTTTCTTGTTTATCTCCTTCATACAATCTCTTAACCAACAATACTTGATTTTGCAAATCGCAATTCTCTGTCCCATTTATAGCAACATAACCCGTTTGTCCTCCTGTTAACGGATGACCAGTATATTGACTTCCTTGCACTGACTTGCATTGTCTTCCCGATTTTGCGACACAACAAATGTTTGAATTTTCTATATTAAGAATAGACGAAAGAATAGAAACCCAAGGTTTTAAACCTGCTACACTATCACTCCAAGAGTCTCCGAGTATAAGACAAGATTTGTAGCCGAAATTTGTTATAAAATTATTATAAACTAAATTTGAAATTTTGTTTTTTTCATTAAAATCACTTATACTTTCGGCTTCTCCTAAAAACAATCCACCGTTATAGTTTATAGCTACTTTAACAGATACGGAATTTTTTGGTACATCTACCCATTTTGCTGATAAATCATCTTCTATTTTTACTACTTCTCTATTTAACAACGTGAATTCCATGTAAATACCTGTAGTAGAAGATGGGTGTGTTAATTTTGAATCAATATATACTCTCTTAAATCCACAAATAGGTATTTGACCGGATATAATTCTTAGAAAATTTCTATCATTAGTTGTAAATTCCGGTATATCGCTTTTCCAATTAAAAAGAGAATTGAATTGAATTTCATAACTATTTGTCAAATCTATTTCTTTTAATGTTTGGCTGCTACTTCCACCAAATGAAAAATATCCACCCAAAGCATTTCTTTTATTCACATCTATATCTGAAACACAAAGCCAAAATAATGTTGGCAAAGAAGTTAAATTATATAAATCATCATTAAATATTTCATCATCCGACAAACATACATTATACATCCTTACAACATTTATTCCTATGTTATTTTCAGTTTTAAAAATATTTAAATTGTTTGGATCGACTGAAAATTCCGAAGTGTCAATCTCTTTCTTTAAAACTCCATTAATGTAAATTTTTAATTTTGCATCGTTTCCATTAAAAGAAACATCTAATTTATAATAGTGCATATATGCTGGTATTTCTATTAATTCAGAATTATCAGCAATTGTTACATTTAATGATGGCAAATAATTAACCCTACTAATTGATATATTGCCTATTGAAAAAATTTCCCCTCCTGATAACGCTGATGTTGATATAATAGCACTTAATGTATATTTATCCGGGGCGATAAAACTGTCATTTTTTAAATAGGTGTTAAAAAATTTAGTTTTATCTATTATTTTCAAAACTTTTGATTTTAAAATATTATCACTATATTTTTCATTTAATCCCTGCAAACTTTCTAAACTATTTTTATTAAATAATGATACTAATGGGCCATCTATAGTGCCAGCGACGCATAATATTTTTGCCGTTTTATCAATTTCTATAATGTCATTATCCGATATATAAGTTGCTCCGTTGTTTATTCTCTCCCCAATAGATATTAAAGAACCGCGGTTTATATTTTCACTGTTGTATATTGCATAGGAACAGAAAGCTCCATAAGAAACATTAATATCAGATATTAAATTGCTTAATACCAAAGAACTGTTAACATTCCCATCACTAACAATTCTATATATGTATAAAAACAAATTTTCATCATTAGATGGTGCTAAATTACCGCCGTTTAATATTAAAAGGTTTTGACTTGATACAAATTCTAACCTTAATATTTTTTTATCTATTTCTAATAAACTTTTTTGATTAGGAATTTGTTTCCAATTATTATTTTTAACCCATTCAACATCAGTTATCAATGTCCCTATGTATTGTTCATTTATCCACCCTTCTTGAGGTTCTTTATAGCTTATCTGTATTCCGGGCTTTCTGTATTTTGCTAAAACTTGCTTTCTTGTAGTTGCAATATCTGTGTTCCAATCTAAAATCATATTACCGCCACCGGAACCAACTTCCAAAACTTGTTTACTCCAAGAACCGTCCCATTTTAAAACACCTATTTGACCTATATCAATCGTTAAATTTGAAAAATTTATATATGTCCCCTCTCCCGCCAAATAAAAAACATTTTGGTCCGGTGTCCCTGGGTTTGTATTTGTTTCCGCAATGCCTACAAATTGGTAATTACTTCCCAAACTATTAATCATTGCAAGCAAAGTACTTTGCAACGCAGCACCAGTAATCTCCTGGTTGTCATTTGTTTTTATAACGTCAGCTATTGCTGCTTTTAATACTGCCCAATTTGCCATAATTATTCTATATCAAAATCGTTATTGAAATTTTCGTTAAAGTCCCCACCGGCCAATTCTGGAGTATAACCTCCTATATTAGCTATAACTGTATCTGTCTCAAATTCACATTCAACAGAAGCCAAATCCCCTTGGTCTTCCCAATCTGGCTCCATATTAAATGTAGTCAAATCATAGGTTTGTAGCTTACTGGTAATTTGCTTACTTTCGCAAAGTCTTACAATCCTAAGAGCATCGCATAGATATTCTGGGGCTAAGAATGTAAACTTATATATCTTCTTACTTACTTGGCTTTCGATGAATGTATAACCCATTCTATCGGTCGCTTCTTCTTCAAAGTCATATTCAGGTTTACCTATTTGTGTATTAAGATAGCACCTAAATTTAAAATTATCAGAAAAATCTACTATGCCGTTTTTAAGCTCAAAGTTATATGAGTTGTAATACTCAATAAGAAGATAATCATCCGCCTTATTACAGACTGTGAATACATCTGAGTATATAGTTCCAAGACCAGATATATATATTGCTAGATAGTATCGACCTTCATGCTTTATTCCAATTACTGGAAGAGTTCCAGGATATTTAAGAAGCTTGAAGCCAGTATATGACTTAATAGCTAAGCCATTTTCTTTCATATTAGTAGTAATATCTGCGTATTTACCAGTATTAAAGTCATATAATCTAACCCAGTTTACTGATGTTCCACTTGCAAGAACTACTTGAAATGGCAATAACATATTCTTATAGGTTATAAGCGGGTAAACTTGGCCGTATGCATAATCTTTACGATGATTTTGCAAAGCAAGATTATCGTAAAACGGCAATGGCGATATGTTATTATTTACTAACTTCATATTGCGAATATAATAAAAAATTTCTGTAAAGAGAAAATTTCTTAATAAAATTTAATACTTAATTTATCGTGGCTTATAGAGTAAATTAATTTTTGCAAGCCTAGTATCTATATTTACTGAAAATTCATCTATTTTACCATTTCCTATATTGGTTTTAATAAGTTCATATTCATCCAAATCTTCTTCTATTGGGATTTCTATAGTATGCTTCATACATTTTTTTATGTCTATTACATATAAATCACTTAAAATACTACATTCTATATTACGTGCTGGCATATCATACATGTAAAAATTAACTAGATAAGCCCATGACGCATACCAATTTTGAGCTATAGCACTATAACTATCTCCATTTTCATCTATTAAACTAGTAGTAATTACGGGTAATTCATATATTGAATCATTTTTAACAGGACATAAAAGTGCAAAACCATCTTCTGAAAAGTTAGATGGATTAAATATCATATAATCTACATCTGATGAAAATTGATTTATAGATATTTCTTCATTTTTATCTTTTTGTATATAATTAGACTTTACATCTATAGAAACATTACCGAATAATTCTGTAACATCATCCATCCAGCTAAATTCATATCTTTGATTAAGATCATCTTTTATATATTCTACAGCAGATTGGAAATATTGCACTAATTTTTTATTAAATTGATCTGTTGCTTTTGTAAAATCTAATTGAAAACTCGTCTGCTCAGAATAACTTTTGCCATTCATGAAAAAACTTATATGTTCTATTTTAAATTTATTATCTTCTATGTACCAATAACATCTGAAACAATCGCGCAACATTTCCATTATATTCTTCAACGATGTTTCTGCTTTTTGAGCTGCTTGATCATAATTACCTTTAAGTATATTTGTTTTTTGCGTTATAAATACATAAAATCTACTCATGCCATATATTGGAACAGAACTATCATATAAAAAACGACTATATTCTGGTGTTGCTTCATGCGTTAATATTGGATTTATTTTTTTAAGTAATACGCTTATAACAGAAGCTATAGAATAACTATCTTTTAAAACATATTGTTTTCTTAGTTGTTCTTCAAAATATGCGTATGTTAAATCATCATATATATACCATAGTGATGCATTTGCCCATGAATTTCTACTTATAGGCAAAGGCCTACCTAGACCAGAACTCAAAGGTAAAAACTTATTTGTAAAATATCGGCCATAATCATTCAAACCATATTTTGTTGGTTCTTCTACAGTTCTTGATGTACAAAAGAATAATCCACCTCTTAAGCCTATACATTTTTTATAATTTCTATTATCTGCAACGAAATCATTTTGTGGTAAATTGTATGTATTTTTTACACCTTGTGAATCTGTAACTGTATCTATGTCGCATAAAAGACGCTGAAATATTCTATATGCAAATACGTTACTCATTATGCATGTATCAGAAACAATACCATTTCCTTCAATAGCGGTCATATTTATATCTACGTGGGATGTAAAAAATACATCGTCTGCATAAAAATTTATATTTATAATATCAGTTTGATAAAGATCTTTATTATCAGAATTTCTTTTTACTATTATTTTGCCGGTTGTTCCACTTATTCCTATTTTTTGTGCATACGCAGAAAATCCATTCCAGCATTGCCAACTTCCATTGTTTCCTGCATATACTCCATTTACTCCTTGGAGTGATGACCCTTTAATTTCAAATTCATTACCGGATTTAATGTATGAAAAATGATAATCACCTCTTAATGCATTATAATCATCTATTACCCTATTTACATTACCTTCCCAATAAGTACCACCAAAAAAATTAGTTATAGAATTTGATCCTTGAACATATACTTGAATCAATGACCGTTTATATATATTGATTTTAGTAATAGCAGGTGCTAATTTAATAATATCATAAGTATTTTCATACCCACTCATTACTTTATTATAATCATCTAATACAGTAGTTTTAAGCTCACATGACTTTTTATCATAATCAAACTTGCAATCTACTTTTGTAAATTCTCCTTTATAATATTCAGCCCATGCATTTATACTATATTTATTAATTATAAATATAAAACTATCATCCAAATCTGAATTTTTAATTATCTCATAGTCATTACCATACAAAACTATTTTTCCATCGAGTGATACTCTAAAAAATTCTTGGCTACTTTCTTTAGAATATTTTTTATTAAGCTGCTTATAGTGAGGATTAATATTACTTATAATATAAACGGCATTAATATTATTGTTTATTTTTGAATATATATCAATATTATCTGCTTTGAAAGAAAGTCTTATACTTGTAGTATTATCTTTCAACATAACAATTTCACTTCCTGTAGTATATATATATCCTAAATATATAGAACCATTATAGCAGTGGATATATATTCTATTAGTATCTATATTAGAAAAATCAATGGGGCGTGTATTTATATAAATAGTTAATGAATTCACATAAATAGAATAAGATGCACAATAACCAGCGCTAGATATTTCTTGGCCATTAGAATTATCTATATTAGTATTTTCTCTCATGCCAAATAAAACGGCTTTTCCTACATAATATTTATATTTAGGAGGTATCATATATTTAATTTTTTATTATACGTTTAACATTTCTATATTGCATTATAGTAGTGCCATCTTTTAATACATAATATTTAACTTCATTTTGCTTTCTTATATGCATAACATCATTTTCAATTTTAGATAAATCTATATTAGCACTATTAGAATTGAATTCTATATTAAGTTTATCAGAGTTAGCAAATGCGTTAAGATATTTATTTTCAAATACTCCTTTATTAAAACTTTCTATAACATCTGGCAATATTTTTTTATATTTTCTAGTATTACGCTTATTTATTATAGCAAGTGCTTCACCACCTTCTGCTTTCATATTTTTGCCTTTTTTGTTTTTTGTTTTAAGATCTATATCATTGCCTGACGCATGAGAACCGCCATCTAAAAATTCAAGACCTCCTTCACCGTATTCTTCAGATGCTGCATTAGTGGTCACTTGATTTGCTTTTATTTTAGCAGCTGCAAATGAAGTCCACATCATAGCTATAGCAGATAATGCTAGAGCTGGTCCTATTATAGGCACAGAAGAAAATGCACTCCACAAATTAGCTGATGCAGTAATCAATGAAACGCTTTGCATAGTTGATTGTAGTGCAGCTTGACGCTTTTGAGCAGCTTCTAATTGTTTCTGTTTTTGAAGTTGATTTTTCTTTTCTTGCTCAAGTTCCTTTTTTGCAGTTGCTACATTATTAGCATAGCCATTATTACGAGCTTCAACTTCAGCATCATAGGCCTTTTGTGCAGCTTCAACTCGCTCTTCTGCTGCTTCTACAGCTTGTTCTGCAAGTTCTACCTCTGCATCCAATATAGATTGAAGTTGTTCAAGAACTATATTTACAGCATCTCCTAATGCATCAATCTGGTCATCATCAAAACCAAGCTTCTCTAATAGACTACCACCAAGACCTTTTTTACCTATATTAGAAATAAAATTATCAAGTTCAGACAACTCTCTATCAATACCTTTTACAGTAGATTTTGCTGCATCTATTTGAGCTTGGCTCCAATCAAGTCCACCGGACTCAGCAAGTGCTATCTGCTTTTCCCATCTAGCCTTTTCCTGTTCAAGCTTAAATCGAGTTGTTTCTGTCTCACTTCGCTTTATTTCATTAAATATAGCTTCATCTAAAGCTTGCTGCTCATCAAAGCCTGTCATCTCAAATGAGCCTTTTGTTTGAGCTGCAGACTTATTAAACTGAGCATTTATCACAGAGCTACTTACTTGCTCAGCAGCAGGTTTAGCAGCATTTTCAGCTAACGCTAATCGCCTACGTACTTCATTTTGATGTAATAATAACTGCAACTCTTCTTCTGAACCTTTTTTTACAAGTTCAAGCTGATTTTCAATATCGCGCTCTCTAGCATCAAGTATTTGTTTATCATAATCAGCATACAAATCAAGCTTTTTCCTATTAAGCTCAATAAGTATTTCTTCTTCAGACCTTGCATGCTCATCTCCAGCTGCTAATAATTTAGCATTAGTATCTAATACCAACTTATATTCAGCTTCAAGGTTTTGTCTCATTAGCTCTCTTTCTTCCACCAATGAGGCTTCCATCTGAGAGGCATCTCGAGTAACAGTTACGTTTGTAGTAACAGTTGTTTCTGTATTCTTAGGAGCATTTTTGGCTATAGGAGTTGGGCTAACGGCTCCTGTCTGAGTTTCGCGTTGAAGCTTAAGAGAATTAGCAGCTTGTTCTCTTTGTATTTTTTCGAATTCAAGTGATAATGCTTTTAAGTTATTAGCAACAGTGTGTATTATCCATTCTTGTTGTTGAGTTATTTGCTTTTTCTGGTCTTCTGTAAGCTCTTTATATTTGTCGTCTACATTCTTTACATATTCTTCATTTTTACGGAACATTTCTCTGAGCTTATTATTCTCATTCTGTACCTCATCAGCAGCAGCTTTACGTCTTTTAGCATACTCGTCATTGCGTAATTTTGTTATGCTCTCTTCATACTCCTTTTGTATTCTTATTCCATTCTGGTTAATAATGCTAGTAAGGTCACGAGGCTTTCTTCCTTTATGCCCATTTTTATGATTTGCATCTACTCCAGCGGCGTTAAGCTCAGCCTTAGCCGCAGCTTCATATCCAGCTGCTAAATCAAAATAGGCATCGCCTGTTTTCTCAGCCGCATCTGCCTCATTATTCAAATCCTTAATTCGCTGTTGCTTAAAATCTTCAGCCGACACTTGGTCTGCTAAATTAAGATTAGCTTGAGGAACATAGCCTCCTTCACCAGCTCTTAAACTACTTTGTATAAACCAGTTTTGAAATTTGTCCCATCCTGAAGGACCTTGGGCTTGTTCTGTTTCAGCTTTATTTCTTGCAACTAAAGCTTTTTCATACTGTTCAGCTGCAAGTTTTTGAGCAGCTGCCGCTTTTGCTCTAAGTCTAAGAGCTTCAATAACAGCTTCTGTATTATTTACAAAGATATTTTCGGCATCTGTTACATCATTAACAGCAACGCCGAGTTTATCAAATTCTGATTTATTATCTTTTATCCACTGATTTTTCTCAGCAGTAGTTTTAAGATTTTTCCATTCTTGCTGGAGTTGTTTTAATGATACTATGTTATTGCCATATCCGCCGTTTGTCTCCTCTAATTCTTTTGCTATATTATCTAATGCTTCATTAAGAGAGATAACAGCTGCTCTACCTTTGAACAAGTTACCAATCCACTCAATGATTTGGCCGCCAAACATCGATAATACAGTAAGCAATACTACTAATATGGTATTCCAGCTAAATAGAGCTTTAATAATAGACCTTGTTACATTTACTGTAGCTTTACCTTCTGCTTGAAGAGCTTTATTTTGTGCACGTAAACGGTTAATCTCATCAACAACCACAGGAATGTTGTTTGAGATACCTAAGAAGAATGTATTAAGTGAAACTGCTGCTGCGGGAAGTTCTCGTACTACCTGAGAAATAGATATACCTAAGCCATCCCATGTTCTTTGGTAGTGTCCTACAGATAATCTATAGTTGCCGGTAGCTTCTTGCAACTTTATCATCTGCTGATAAATAGCATTAGTTTCAGTTTCTAGCTTTTTGCCTCCATCTGCCGCTTCTCTTTGAGCAGCGGACATTTGGTTAAGCTTTATTTTATTCAGTTCGTATTGTGCTGAAAGTCTATTATATGACCCTTCAGCAGAAGCAGCTATTGTCGCTTGAAGCTGAGCAACTCTATTTGCTTCTTTTATCTGAGTCGAATATAACTTTAATTGCTGATTTTCTTCAGATTGAGCATAAGCTAATTTTTGTTGCGCTTGAGCTATAGGGTCAATAGTAGCTTGTTGTTGTCTTCTAGAAGAAGTCAACTCAGATATTTTTCTTTTTAATTCCGTAAGTCGTTTGCCTTCATCTGATTGTAAATATGCTAACCTCTGTTCAGCTTTTTCAACCTCAGTTAAAGTCTGAATATGAGGCTTCATAGTATCATCAAGAGCCTTAATTTGATTTTTAAGGTTGATAATATCACCAAGAAGCTGTTGACCCATTTGGCTATCTGCTCTTTCTGCATCAGTAAGCGACTTATATAATGATACAGCCTCTTTCAAATCAGATTTAAGCCTGTCATAAGAAGATACAGCTTGTTGCAAATAGCGCTGCTGTTCTACAGTAGTTCTATTTGCATCTGATGTTTGCGCTTTAAGCCATGCTATCTGTTTACCAGTATCTGATAAAGCTAATTTAAGCTCTTTCTGCGCTCGTTCAAGTCTAGATGTTGAAGCTGTTGCTTCATCTATACTTTTACGGCCATCGCTAGTAGCTCCACTAACAGACTTAAGAGCATGCACAACTCTATCTGCACCCGCTCTTATAGCATTTGTCATAGTTTCATAACTCTTGTTGATGTCTTCGAGTTGCTTTACAAGCTTTTCTAATGAGTCATCTGGTTGAATTATGTCACTATATTTTATTTTATCGTCTTCGGCCATATCTTTTACTTTTTATGGTTTTTATGTCTTTTAGCCTCTGCTTCTGCCTGAGTCTTGATATTATCTATAGCGTTGTAAAACTGAAGTACTGTCATTTTTCTAGCATCCATATTTGTTTTTTGAGCTATAATTAAACAAGTACTTTCAAATTGCTTATCATATTTAACCTCAACAGACTCATTTCCTATATATGTTTTTGGCGTATGCATATTAAGCATCATTATATCTATAGCCTCAATTTGTTCTGAGTTATCAGTATCATTTATAACTGAGTCCAATACAAGAAGTGTTCTAGCTTTAAGCTTGTCATAAGCTTCTTTTTCCTTCGGATTTATAAAATCACCCGGAAAGTATATTTCTAGTTCGCTTGTGACTTTTTTTTTAAGCCACAAAAGAAAATCTATGACTTTAGAATGCTTAACCTCTTTAAGGTCCTGAAGTAATTTTTTAAGTCCATCGTCTGACAAATCGTTAACTTCTTTTCCATCCACGCTGTGTATAAGAGCAGCAAAAGCTAAATACTTTGGAGATATTTCACTATTTACCATGTAGATATTTTGTCGCATATTTTGTAGTTCTTGCAAAGCCTTTTTATTATTATTTGATTTTATGTACTTTGCTATCTTTATTATATGGGCGTCAATATCATCTACATCTGACCCAATACCTGAGTCAATAAGCAGATATTTATTGTATTTTTGAAAATTTACAATAGGCATTTCATCTATGCTATCATAAACTCGTACAATTTTTTTATTTATAAGTAGGCTTTTCATATCAAAATTCGCGTTATAGGAGTTGATATTATCGGAATAAATAAAATACTAAACTCATTAAAGAAAATAGCGAGAATGACAGCGAGAATAAGCGACATCCAAAAACTTAAGCAAAAATCACAATCGAATAATTGAGAAACCAGCTTAGGAGCTTTGGCAATTATACTATCTCTTATGCCCAATTTTCCAATCAGCAATATAACAAATGCTGCTGCTAAGGCTATATATATTAAAGCCGAAAGCAATGTTATAAAATATACCGTTGACATAATTCTCTAGTTGTTAAAGTGAACTCAATTCTAATTCCTGCATAAGGGTACATAAAGAATTGCTTATCAATATCTTGTATGTTTTGTCCAGAATAATCATAATTATTGTAAATCTTTTCTATAGAGTACCCTTTATATATATTTTCAAAACGTTCATATATATTATCGATAGTAAGCTTACCAGTCGTTGTAATAACTCCTGGCGTTGTCAGTACCCGTATTATTTCATCTTTAACCTCTTCTGTATGAAGTACCATTTCATCTTCGTAAATGCTGCTAAGGTCATACCAAAAAACGATAGCACCGCTAAAAGTATATTGAGGTAAAGATTGTACAACCTGAGTGATTTTTTGCGGGTCATAAATATCAAACCATGAAAAGTTACCAAAATTATCATTAGGTAAAAGAGATACATATTCTCCATTGCCATTATAAGCTGCGGGATATATAAACTTAGCGCCATCTGGCCTATTTTCTACAAGTTTATAAGCTCTACCAAAAGCATAATTAAGCCACGGCAGCTTAACTAAAAGAGTTGTCTGCATATCCTGTAATACTTTATCAAGTAGTACAGGATTATCTTTATATCTTATTTGTACAGAATTTTCTTTCATTGTCTTATAGCTCTTTTTAATCGTTTAACAAGCTCTTTTCTTATGTGAGAACGAACTATTCTTGTGAAGTTTTTATCAGTCAATCTGAATATCTCTTCACCGTATTTCTTTACTAACTTTTCTGTTTTTTCATCACTAGCTGTTACATAAAATCCTTCTGAGTCAAACACTACAAACATAGATTTGTGAAAAGCTCCAGTATCTCTTAAAGTAACTCTAGTAGTTGGCTGTCCTTTTCTCTTTTTATTCTGTATTGTCTTAGTTGTATAAGGCATATAGCTCATAATCTTTTCACTTCGACCGTTAATACCTCTACGATATAGCTGGTCATCTGCTATTGCAGATACTATCACATCTTCTTTATCACGAATAATATCTTCAAGATACATAGGCAAATTGTCTTTGAATGCTCTTAATCTGTATTCAAGGTTACGAAGTGTCGCGTTATATCTTTTTACAGCCATATTATACAGTTCTATATTTTATGCCATTATTTTTACAAGGAAGACAAACTCTGTCTATTCCTTCAGTACTAAGCTTAATTGCCTTAAATGTCATATCGAGTTGATAGCTAAGGCCTGATTTTTTCATAGATGAAGAGTCACCATCGACTTCATATAGAATATCAAGTCTAGAAGCATTTATTGAATGCCTATTTGTACGAACATTAGCATTATAGGCAAATTCACGGAGCATATCTACCGCTACTTGCTTTGCTATAATATCCTGAAACAGCATTCGCTGCTCAATTATGAAGTCTGTAATATCGCAGCTTATTGTTATTTCAAGATTTAAGCCATAGTTGTTATCATAGGTATATTGATTGTTTTCAACATCCCACAAATGTGGCTCTTCTTCTATTTCAATCAATTCCTCATTGACAAAAAATGGATGCACTTCTATATACTTAGACCAAGCCTGCCAAGCTAATAACTCTTTGCGTGAACATGAGCCACATGGCTCTTTAGACCAATCTTTGTCCTTTCTTATAGCTTGACTACCTTCTGGTAATTCAGATTGAAAATAACACAAATACCAACTACCGCCTGCATCATTATGGTCACTTTGGTATGGTAGATATATATCGTTAAGTGAAAACCACTCTATACTGTTTTTACGTATTTTATTAAGCTTTATTATCTTGACTGGTGCATCCATGCTAGAATGCATAAGATATAAAGTATATTCTCCAGGTTCTGTAAATTGTAAACCTATCTTGTTGATTTTCGTAGTTACACCTTTTGCTCTTACAGGTACAATCTCAAAGCCAACTAGATTTTTCTTATTCTTTACAACATCTACTAAACGACCAGTCCCATCAAATAGTGTTCTATTTTCACACAAAGTCTTATGTGTGCCTTGCGCGATTTTTTCATTGCAATACCGCGAAATAGCTTTTTGAATACTAGCTTTTGTTTTGCTTTCAAGCCACTCAGAAAATGGATTGGTTTCAACCCAATATTCACTATTGTCTGGAGCTATAAAGGTATTTGTATTTTCTTCATTTATGACTTCTGCTATAAAGTCATTCATACGAAAAACTATTTGATAAGACTCAGTATTTGCTACGGGCTTTATGCCATGTATATTTATGAGCAATTCTTCTGAAATTTGCTCTGGAACTTCATTATCGCATTTCAATACTACATGTATTGTGCCTTTAGCGCCTGAAATTAGTATATCATCTGATTCAAAAGGACCCCACGTAAATACCATACGAGCATAATTTTCAATTTCAGACGATATACTTACGCCTACCATATTCATGTAAAGGCTAACACTTTTTATTTTGCCCTTATTACTACGCTCTGCAATAAATGCTTTAAGACTAAATTCACTATTTTGCTCAAGCTCAGGTACTATATATACATTAAAAGCATAAGACGTATCAGTACGGCGTGTAGTTCCTGAAAATTCAGTTACACCTGTTTTCTCTTGGTCCTGCCATTGCGGGTCTTGTCCCTCGGCTACTAGATAATTTTTTATTTCGTCACCTTGATATATAGTTTTATTACTATCCTGTATAAGCTTATAGAGCTTACCATTATAGCTTACTATATTTCCCTTAGAATACTCTTTATCCTCGTATTCAGGAAACTCTATATTCTTAAAGTCAGGAGCTATACATGCCATATTCTGCAAGGTCAGCAGCGGATGAATTTGCTGAAAATATAAACCACTTTCGCTCACAGTTAAAGCATCAGATATTTTTAAGTCTGATGTGTCATAATTTTGCTCCCATCCTATTAAATGGAGTAATTTTTCTTGTATATCTATAGCTCTAACCATAATTTATATATTTTAATGAAAAACAGGAGGTCACTAAGGTATTTTTCCTCAGCGCCTCCTGCCAAAGCTAATAACAACTCAAAGATTTGCTATTTATCCAATAGCGAAATCGCTGTTAAAATCACTATTGAATGACCTTTAGGCACCGGCTGCTACTGTTTTAACAACATCAACAGGCGTTGCATATACAGCACCTTCACTAGCAACATTAAATGCAAGAATAGGACTAGGCAAAGTAGCTCTATCGCTGTTATAAGCAGTGATAAATGCCACATCGACTGCAAATCCGTAATGTTCCTTGCGAGTACGTGTCATATCAGCAGTAGCAGCTCCTGCAATAGCGCTATAGTCTCCCACAGAGTCATAGAAATATGTACCAACAGGCATGTTAATCACGGGATAAGTAGCAATACCCCATTCATGACCGTCACCTGAAACAGTTCCAAGCAAGCAATCGCGCTCATAGCGCAATAACATTCCAAGCGAACCTGCATTTACAGCATAACCCTGTGCGTATTTACCACTAGCTGCTGCAAGGTTATTCGTCAAGTGAATAATCTTGTTGCCAAACTCATTCTGCTTGTTTACGTCATTGTACAAGCCATGCTGCTGCAACTTGCGCATGATACTTTCAACTCCAGGGTCACCGATGATATGCAACTGGCCATAGAAGTCATTTGCTCCCATGAGTACCTCAAGGTCACCAAATACGTTCTCACGCTCTGTCCACTTTGCATTCAATGCATTAGTTGAGAAATCATACAACAGCTTGTTCTTAAGAACCTGAGTTTTATCTGCAGCCAAAACAGCCAAAGCAGCTTCGTCAAGTTTCTTTGCGACAGCGTATGCATACTTCATCAACTTAGTGTCAAAGTCACGCTGAATACCAATTTCGTTGTTCATGTACATTGCCGGTGCAATAGTAAAGCCCCACGAATAGGTAGCAAACGTAATGTCAACAAACCGAGAAGTGTTTTCGCTATCAGCAATTGTCAAAGAGCGAGTATTACCAATAGTAATATCTGCATCATAGTCAATTACTGGAGTTTGAAGAGTAGTGCCGATAGAAGTGCGAGCCTTCTCTTTCAACTCAGGGGTTAAAATACCTGTAGGGTCATTCGACTGCACCATAAAAGCATCGAGCGCGCCGTACCTACTTGCACGATACTCATACTTATCCAATCTGGAATTAGCAAGAGTGTTCTGAATACGAGTTAATACTAAGCTCATAATTTTTAGTTTTTAATCTGTTAAACATTTTGCTATATGGTGCATTACCCTTTTACGCCTAATAGCATTTTTTTAATTTCTCTTCTTTTTAGGATGTGCCTTTTTATCTTATTGGCAAAGTTACCACATTGTTTTCGTTTCTTATTTCTGTAAGCTTTTCTCCAAACTCTGCAGAGTCACGAGTTAAGCCATTTGCAAGAAGATGAGCTTCAATTACTTTGTCTGCTTCGAGCTGAGTCCTTACTCCGGTCAAATCAAGTGTTCCTCCTTGGCTGCCTTGTCCCTGAAAACCTCCTGTACCACCGCCTGTTTGTTTACGACCTGTGTCGATTGCATCTTTCAAAGACGTTTCCATAACAAGTTCAGAAATAGTATAAGGATTAAGGTTGTTTTTCGGGTTATTAAGGATATTTCCATCAGCTCCTCGAATAACAAGTTTCTTACCTCCCTGACCATCTTCTACAAAATCAGGTGTACCTTTTGCCAAAATTTCAGCTTTTGCTGCATTAAGCAATGTTTTCTGAATAGACTCAGTAATACCAGCTTTGAACTTAAGCCCTGCAGTAGCAGCTTGAAAAGCATAATCTACATGTACATTTTTCAGCTGTTTGTTAAATTCAGCTTCTTTTGTTTTGTAATTATCTTGCTCAGTTTTGAGCTTAGATTGAAGCTGAGTAACTTGTGCTTTAGCATCTTTAAGCTGCTGAGTAAACTCCTCATTTCCTGCATTTTTCTCAAGCTTTGTCTGCAACTCAGTTACTTTAGCATTGGCTGCATCGAGCTCTGCTTGTACTGTTTTTACGGACTCAGCTTTTGTTTTATATTCACCAAGTACGCGCTTAGCATAATCATAGCTTTTTTCACCATCTCTCTTTTTTACTCCAGTGACATTGAAAATATCAGTATCGTATTGCCCATGCAAAGCACCAATTTTAGTACCGATTACTGTATTTTCATCATTTCTTGACATTTCAGCGATTGCTGTAAGCTGAGCATCGGAGAGACCAGCTAATGCTGAATTTTGTCGTAGCATCTCAATTGTTAACATAGCTTTGATATTTTAAGTTTTTAATTTTCTTTTGCAACAAAATCTTTTGCCTCTCCGTATGGGTCATGCAGTACTTTCATTATAGAATAGCCAAGACCTTTGAAATTCTTTTTGAAAAGTTGCCACTCAGCAAATGTAAATAACTGAGTACACGGTTTGCTTTCTTCTTTCCCTGTCATAGGATTAAAGCGGCGGCCTTTTACAATCGACAGATGTACAAGCTTTTCAGTACCAGCTTTTGGCTCATATTCACTACTGACGGTAGATGAAGTTTTTTCTTCGAGAACATCCTCAATATCTACAATATAAAGAGCTGTAGCATCAAGGTCTTCTTGCATTGCTTCTGTCCACTTCTTATCTTTGCTTGATTTAAGCTTCTGGAGGCCAGCTTGATGGGCTTTTGCTGCAGTATGAGCCTGCTTAAGTGCGTCAACAGTACTATTCTGCAGTTCCTGTAGTGTCATTTTCTGTAACATACTCTAAAAGTTTATTTGTTATTATATCAATTTTTTCTCTTAACGATTTATTTGAAGCAAACTCAATTATGTTAATGTTTTCACGTTCAAATTTATCGACTAAAGTACTAAAATTTATTTTAAGTTTTACCAATTTTTCATCTATTAACTTTTTTTCATACAGTTTTAACACTTCATCCAGGGTTTTATGTGGATAAGGCTCTAACTGTTTCAAAATCAGCATTCTCTGAAGTACTAAAGGATTATTGCGATACTCAACCTCAAGAATTTGTTGCGATATAGCATCTAGTTCTGAGTTGGATGCTCCATTATCCTTCGATTGTTTATACTTAGAGTAAAGCTCTGTTACAGTGAAAACGTAAAACTCTGTACCCCAATTTACAGAAGATGATATAAAAGCATTTCCATATCTGAGTTTGCAAACAGTATCTTCAATGAACTTCTGTGCTAACTCAAAATTGGTCTTAAGAGCATTTAGCACTGAAGTCTTACTTTCAAAATTAGCAGTTACTTGTGTTTCGTTTATAGCTTCTTTTTCACTTACAGTACCTCCAGAACCGACTACAGAAATAACAATCTCATTTTTAAGCCTTGCACACTCGTTAACGTTATAGTCGAGTGAATTTTTATCTATAGTAGTAATCTGAACAGGATTACGCATATCGACTACACCCTCAGTTTGATTAGGTATAGGTACCTCTAAGAATGAACCAGGTCCAGCTATTCTTTTTTCACTACAGCAAGGGCATTTTTCCACGGTGCCATCATTAAGTATCTTATACTCTCCTTTAGCATTGCGCAAAAAGCCACCATCGCAGTAATCACCAGTTTCGCTATTCTCAAAATTACAGTCAGCCTCATAGGCACTGTAAATAGGATATGGCGCATAAAGGTCAAGATGCTGTTTAGATATTGAGAAAAACAAATACCAATCCAAATTAGAAAGCTCTTTCGTAATTGGATTCTTTTTAAGGTCTTTATTTTTCTCATTTAACTGTGCTGACCAAAAAAATCTTGCAGGGCAATATCCTAAATCATGCTGAGCCTCAGAAACTAATGATTGAATTTCATTCTTTTCGTTAAGCTGATAAATCCTAATACTAGTATCATCAAATACTGCTATTCTATGCTCTGGTTGATTAAAAATAAGCCAGTTAAACAAATTCTCATCTTGCTTAGAAAGCTCATAATCAATCACAGAGTCAATTTCAAGCCAATAGAAATATGGCTCAGGTCGAGTGGAAGTTTGTACTAGCGGAAGGTCAACAACAAGTATACTGTTTGGAGATACTTGCATTCGTTTCCAAGCGGTAGTTTTCCATACTTCGGGCTCATTAAGATTACTCTTACGATACTGAGACCAATCTTCAGCAAGTTCTGAGTCTGTGAATTGATATGAGCTAGATGAGTTACGGCTATAGAAAACTCTTTCGAGCTCTCTATAGACGTCCTCAACTACAGCAGGTGTGGGCAATGGAAATTTGAACAGCTGCAAAAAGATGTTATATTTATCCTTTGGCAACAATCTTCTTACCCAATCTAAAAATACAGTTGTTGGTTGGTTAATATCAGATACAGCGATATTCGTCTCAGTGTGAAAACGGAGACGACGCTGCATATTTACAGCCTTCTGAATAACCTGTCTTTTAGACGGTTTTTGCAGAATTTGCTTTATCTGATTTAACTCTAAGCCCATTTTCTTCGTCGTAATGATAGTTACTGTCTTGAGGTAGTTCCCACCCGCCATTTAGGGCTGGGCCCATATCAAGCAATCGTTCGGCGTGCTGAAGACCGAACTCTTGCTTGATATTATGCTTAGGCACAACCAGCGTTACCATTTGTTCTTTTTTCTTTCTCATATTGAAAGTTTTTAAGCTCCAGCGGAAGCTACGTTAACCCAATCAGTGAGAGGATTAAAGTCCAAAGTTTCACGCTTGATAATGTAGAATTTATCACTCCAGTTAGGAACAAAAGACCAGCTGATTGCATTGCTGTCAGGCTCTTCATATCCGCCAAGTGACTTATCACCTACAAAGAAACTGTAGATAGGAATAGGCATGTACTTAGTAGGATCATCAAGGTCATCTACCAAACAGCCGATGTTACCATTTTCATCAATCAGCCAAACACCGATGTTTTCGCACTGATATTGCTTCATTTGAGCAATGACTTTCTGATTTTCCTGATAGATAGTACCAGAGAAAGTCGTAGCTTCACGACCAATCGTGATAGGAATACCGCCCAATACCTGATTACCGCTACCGAATGTCCGAGCTGCACCCGGCTCTGTAGTAGGTCCTTGGATATAAGGCGATACTGTCATCTTAGTACCATCGGCTGCAGAAAACAAAGTACTCCACGATGCTTTCTTAGTCGGGTCATCAATAGCATTCAACGTTCCAGCAGTCTTATAGATACGCTGGAATGCAACTTTTTGAATTTGCCCCATACTTTCCTTGCAATCATTAATCTCAAGGTCAGCAAGATGTGCTGCGGCAGGGCATCCACAATTTAATCCCATTATTCTTTATGTTTTTAATGTTAATACTACCGAGCAGCTACCCTTAACTAGCATCGAATTACCTGTATTTGTTTAGAAATATAAAACTTCTTCACAATGCGAATATACTAATAAAAATTGAAAGCTGTATACTTTTTGACAATTTTTAACTAAGTATTTTTATTGTCTCATTCTCGCAATCAATTTTCTCTAAGATTTAGAAATAATAAGGACTAAACTTTTAAGAGAATATAGATTGCGAGAATAATGCGAGAATTTAATTTTCTTAGTTTCTTTGGTGTATTTTTCGTTTTCCACCTTTCCTACTATGCATCTCCCATACGCCAGTCAAGCAATCTGGAGCATCATCATGCTGGTTTCTCTTCTTATTATCTTTGCGATATGATATAAGTGCATTATAGAACTTAGGCCACTTCTTATCCCAGCCTTCTGGGAATAGAATATCATTTTGGACTTGAGCTGACGCTGTATAAATGCGGGTTTTCTTATTCTCTGTTTGCGTAAATGTTCTGATAGCACACTTAAAGTTACGTAAATCAACTCGAAGTATCTTTTTGACATTTCTTGAGTAGCCTCGGCCGCCATTATTTGACTCTATTAAGCAGTCAACTGTTTGGTTTCGTGCTAATAATTCAGCTTGCTTTGGCTCCGTTACCTCCATAGGAGCATCTGTAAACATTACATCTGTCACATAAGCGTATTCTGGCGTGTTTATGAAGCAAATAGAACACAAAAAGTCAGCTCCTGTGTCAGCAGTATCAGTATAATTCCATTTTTGAAGTGCTTTATTGCCTGTTGGTAGCTCTTCTGGCCTATAAGTTCTAAACCCTTCATACATAAGACCCTCTTTTGGAGTTGGGTCTTGCATATACTGTGTATCAAACACTAACGGATTTATCTCGCGCATCTTATAGAGTTCTTCAAGTGTGTGCTTCATCGGCCATAAGGCATGTTCTTCACCTGTCTCAGGGTTTGTTTGTATAACAGGCATTGAAAGTACAGTCCATTCATCAGGTTCTACATCTTGCAAATAGCCACACAAATCATGTTCATGTAGCCTTTGCATGATAATTATAATTGGCGTGTTACGCGAGTTGGTACGGTTACGGATTGTGTTCTCAAAACGCATGTTGATACGTTCACGAACGATATCGGACTCGGCGTCTTCAGGCTTAATCGGGTCATCGATTACAATTGCACCTTGGAAGATATTAGTTGTAGCTCTTAACATACCAAGTACTTCATTGGTGTGGTCATCGAACACAAAAATATCATTGCCCCCATCCATTTTATCAATATCTGGGTCAATATCAACATTTCCTGCACCAAAACCTGTTACCTGACCTTGTGTTGATACTGCATAAAGCTCACCACCTGCTTTAGTTTTCCATCTCTTAGCTGACCCTTTCTCAGATGCAAGAGCCGAACTTGGAAAAAGTGCCTTATAAAGCTCTTCTTGCATGATATTTCGTATTGTCTCCGAATTATCATACACAAGTATATCTGAATAAGACAGATGCAAAAATCGGCACTTTGGATTTAATGCAAAGCACCAACTTATAAATGATTTGATAACAAGCTCGGTTTTACCATATCGGGGTGCTATATTGATTATAAGTCTCTTACATTTGCCATCTACTACATTCTGTAATGCCTCAAACATTCTCTTATGGTGCTCTGCAACTATAAAAGAACGATGGTACTGGGCTTTGAACATTACCCGCGTATATTTTTCAAAAGATGATAGCAGTTCTACCTTTAAGAGCTCTTTAGGATTTACGGTTCCACCATTAGAAGTATTTAGAGCCGTCTGTTGCATTTCTTTTAATGATTTTTGTTTTATTTGCATAGCTTAATTATGGCTTGGTTACATATCTTTTTCTGTTGTATATCCTAATTCTTTCTCTGCAACTATTCTTGCATTTACAGCGTCTTCAAAACTAGCATAATATCCAAGATGTATATTACGGCCATTATATCTTATAGTAGCTTTCCATTTATTACTAGCTTCTGCAAAATGTACTCCAGAAACTCCAGAGGTATTATGACTATACAGTTTATGATTTCTTGCGTTTTTAGCATTTGAAGCTAATCTTAGGTTTTTTATAGAATTATTAAGCCTATTACCATCTATGTGGTCTATTTGATAATTTTCAATAGGAGGCCATTGCCCATAAAAATAAAACCATGCAAGTCTATGTGCTCTATAAATATATTTTCCTACTTTTATAAATAAATATCCATTTTTGTTTACAGAACCTGCTATATCTCCAGGCTTTACTGCTTGAGAAGCTCTTATTTTCCAGATAAATACTCCAGATTCAGGCTCATACTCAAGTACTTTTGTTAAGTATTCATGCGAAAGAGCCTTTTCTCTTTCTAACATTCTTTCTATTCGTTTATCCATGTTTTTTATCACCTTTAATTTTACTTCATTAGACTTTCGCGAATTATCACGTATGCTTCACGGGAAATAGGCACATTTGGAAGAATGCCTGTTTGTAGTTGTGCTTGCTCTGGAAGATTAAGCTGCATTGCTCCTTTACCGAATATGCGGTCCCAAAGCTTCTCAACCGTTTCTATATTGCCGAGTTTCATATCCTCTATGAGGCGTTTAATAACAGTTTTTATTACTACTGGTATTTTCTTGTTATTCATAAGAGCCTGAAGCTGGCTTTCATTACAAGTCAATAAACACGCCAATAAATTAGCTGTATCTTGCTTTGTAAGCTGAACACTTAAGTTTATATTAAGGCTAGTGAGCAGTTTAACAATCTCAGGTCTTGATGCTCCTTGGAGCTGAAGAAGCTGAGTTGTTTTGCCTGAATATGTACCACCTCTTTGAGCAAACTCAACTGGGTCAAGTGGAGTTACAGTTTGAGCCTCAATTGCTTCAACCGCCTCAACTCGTTTTTTTTGTTCTGCCACTTTTTGAATTTGAACTGTGGTTGACAAGTTCTCTGCTTCATCCTGCGTCAATCCAAGTTCTTCTGCAAGGCTCTGTTTTTCTTCGAGCTTTGCTTTTTCGCGTTGTAGGCGGCATTTCTCTATATATTTTATGCGCGCGAGCTCTTTTGCGTCCGCTTTAGCTTTAATGTCAGCAGCCTCTTTGGCTATAGATTGAGCTGTTGACGCAGAAGGACGATTAAGGCTTGGAGCCTGGGTCCTTGTTGGGAGTATAGAGCTAAGCTGCTCTTCTATTTTATTCTGTTTCATTGTTATTTTTTATTAGCTGCTATAAAATTCTGTTGCTTCTTTTTAATAGAGTCAATTATTTCTGTTATATTAGGCATTTCTTTTAACTTTTTACGTTTGTCTGATGGAATATCTTCGATTATACCTACTTTTTCATAAGACCATAAAAATCCAGCTGCTGATTTTATATGGCCATTACAACACATATTTATGCTTGTTGCACTTATATTTAGCTCAATAGCTGCTTCTTTTACTGAATTATATTCAGCAACAAAAAGCCCTGTTTCTTTGCTGTATTGATATACAGGTTTTGGCATTCGTCCTTTTGGTTCTTTTGTTTTTATAAGTCCAACTCGTTTTAGAGCATCTGTACTTATATCATCTATCAACTTATTATATATAGCAAAAGCGTATGGTTTTTCTATACGACTATTAACTAGCAATAAGAAATTATAGCCGTATGGATAATATGTAACATTATCTTTTATCAGCTGATATTTATTTTCCAGTACAGCCGAACAGTTGCCTGTAAAATGACTTTTTACTTCTATTGTAATATATTGGCTATTTACAAAAGACTGCCTCAAATCTAAGCCTTCTACTTTTGGACTAAGTATTTTATGTATAAGCCTAACAATTTCTTTTCGTACAGTCCAATTAAAAGTATGGCATACCATTATTCGGCTGTCATACTCAAATTCTACTGTAAAAATGGCCCATTCAGTTGATAGGGTATCTGGGTTCCCTACAACATCTACCTGTATGCCTTCTATGTTTATCATATTTTTTAGTTTTATTATTTGTTCTGTGTGCAAATATACTAATAAATATATGAGTATAAAAATTCTCGCAGCTATTTTTTTCTATAAAAATTTTTTCTTTGCGAGAATAGTCTCATAACTAATTGATTTTCAATGAGAAACAATAGCGAGAATCATAACTGATTGATAGTCAATGAGTAAACAATAGAAACAATAGAAACAAAGCCTCTATAAACCATATTCGGATTTATAGATTTGAGTCTATATAATTTATATAATCTATTATTCAACTATATTACATCTCTTTATTTGATTTTTATTTTTATTGTTTACATTGTTTATAAGTGGTCTATCTTATTGAAAATCAATTAGTTACGTGATAAACAATCATTGTTTCCTATTGTTTCCTATTGTTTCTACCACTTTGCGAGAATGCCTGAAAAGAGCGCCTTTGCGATTTTTGACTTGTAACCG